CGCCATCCGAGAAAAGACAGGCGGCGCGGAGACGTATAAGGTCGCGCAGATGGGCAACGCGGTGAGAGGCATTCCGACTGGCGGCGTAGACTATGTAATCGAGCAAGGCTTGACCGGAAAGTGGATGTGGCGCAAATGGGCGTCCGGCATCGCTGAGATGTGGGCGAATTTCGACTCAGACTCGCTATCAATGACCGCGCAGACATGGGGCCCACTGTATACGGCATCGTGGATGGGCCTCGCGGCCAATAAGGCGGCACGTGAGTACCCGTTTGCTTTTGTCGAAAACCCGGTTGTGTCGGTGACACCAACGGTTGGGAGCGGCAACATTTGGCTTGCAACTAACACGGAAAATGACATAGGCACACGGCTGACGCACGCCCCGGCGTATCAGTGCGTGAGAGCATCCGATGCGACGGTTAATAGCCCGCAGATCAGCTACTACGTCATGGGCAGGTACAAGTAGGAGTGATATTGAAAATGAATAATGGACTGACAGCAAAATGGCATGAGCTGGACAAAGCGCGGGTTGGCCCGAAAGACGTCGTTGTTTTGCGCCCCGACCTTCGCGTGGCGGATGGCAAACCGGGCGTGTATGGATGGGAGGAAGCAGAATGAGCATCAACATAATCGAGGCATTCACGACGAAGAACAAGTGCTATCAGGTGGCAACTCCGCTGTACCCGCAGGGTATCATGCTGCACAGCATCGGCTGTCCCCAGCCAAACGCGGCGGTGATGGCGCAAAGTTACAATGTGTACAGACCCAACGGACAGTCTGTTTGCGTCCATGCTTTTGTGCAGCGGGATGGCACAGTATACCAGACACTGCCATGGACTGTTCAAGCGTGGCACTGTGGCGGGAGCGCCAACAGAACACACATCGGTATCGAGATGACCGAGCCTGCATCTATTGTCTACACTGGTCGTGGCGCTGAGTGGCGCGACCTTGACCCTGCGGCAACAGAAACGCATGTAAGAGGTACTTATGCAGCAGCCGTACCGCTTTTTGCACAGCTTTGTGACCGGTTTGATCTTGACCCCTTGGCTGACGGCGTGATTATCAGTCATGCGGAAGGGAATATGCGTGGAGTTGCTAGTTCCCATGCCGATCCCGCACATCTCTGGAACGCTTTTGGCCTGACGATGGATATGTTCCGACGCGATGTCTACAATGCGATGCACAGCATTGCCAACAACGATAATGATGAGGAGGAAGACACTATGAGATACAACAGCATTGACGATGTGCCCGACTGGGCGCGTGGCACGATCAAAGAAATGATGAATGAAGGACTTATCGCTGGCACTGGTGGCGGCAATCTTGATCTGTCCGCTGATATGGTGCGAATGCTATATGTAATGAATCGCATGAGAGATGCGAGTCACAAAACCTATGGCCGTGTTGTTGACGGCAAGGTGACTGATGTGCCCGACTGGGCGCTGGACAGCTTGCAGGCACTCGTCAATGACGGTACACTTAAAGGCACTGGGGATGGCAATCTCGCTCTGTCCATGGACATGCTGCGCACGCTGGTGATCATGCACAGGGTGCTGGGGGCCGCAACTTAATCTTTGGAGGAGAGGTGACCTGTTTTGTCTACAGCTGACTTTTCAAGCGAGACTGTCAAACAGAACATGACCCGGAGCACCGGGAAGTTAAACCTCAGAACTGCGGAACAGACACGAGTACGGCTCACAGCTGCCCAACAGAAACAGATTCAGAGGCTGTATGAGAACGCAGCCAAGGAAATAGCCAAGCAAGCTGAGAAAGCTCCAAAGGTGCCATCAGATGCACTCAGAAAACAGTACCTCAACCAACTCCAGAATCAGCTCAACAAGGAGCTGGACAAAATCCGGGGTGAGATTGAATCCACTGTCAAGGAGAACATGAAGAAAACGGCTGAGGCTGTTGTAGGAGACAATGTTGACTTCTTGAAAGAAGTCGGTATGCCTGTACAGGGTGCTTTCTCCCATGTTCCCGATGAGGTTGTGCGTGCTGTAGCTACGGGACAGCTCTATGAAGGCAAATGGAGCCTGAGCAGGGCACTCTGGAAAAACGATAGGAAAACACAGAAAGATGTTCAGAATGTTGTTGCCCAGGGCATTGCTCAGAACAAGAGCGCATATGACATTGCCAAGGATTTGGAGAAGTATGTTGACCCTTCAGCCAGGAAGGATTGGGACTGGTCCAAAGTCTATCCGGGCACAGCCAGAAAAGTTGACTACAGTGCACAAAGACTTGCCCGCACAATGGTTTCACATGCTTATCAACAGAGCTTTGTGAGAACCACACAGAAAAACCCCTTTGTCACAAAATACAAATGGATATCCGCAGGAGGCGCACGCACATGCGAGATTTGCGCTGGCCGAGACGGACAGTACTACTCCAAGACTGACCTTCCACTTGACCATCCCAATGGTATGTGTACATTCATAGCTGTTATTGAAGATAGTATGGTTGACATAGCAGACAGAATTGCTGACTGGGCTCAGGGTGCGCCTGACGAGGCTCTGGATACTTGGGCTGCTGACTTGAAGGGAACTTCAGCACCAACACATAAACACATAAGAGAAAGCACTAGCAAACAGACCCCCTCTAAGCCTACACAGAAACGACTTCAGGAGGCTTCCTCAATAAAAGACATAGACAAGGTATTCAATGAATCAAAATGGTTCAAGACGAAAACCTACATGAGAGGTTGCGATATAGAGAGCGCAAGAGCAGTAGGAGAAATGTACGATACCCTGTTCAAAAGATACCCATCACTTGTAGGAAAATTCCCTGCTCCAGAAGTAAAAGAGCTGAGAAAAGGAGTGTATGCCAACTGTAGGACAACTACAGATGGTGGTATAAGCCTGAACAAAGCATATTTTTCTGATTGGGACAAGGTCAAAAAATCTTACAAGTATGATATATTCATCGGGCTTCATCCAGAGGGTACAAATGCCACAGGAATAATTGCTCATGAGTTTGGTCATGCGTTGGATGGGTACATTGGAAGAAGCCTAGGGAAAGATACAATATCTTCTGATGTTGTAAAGAAAGCTCTGAAAGCAGGAGGAGTCAAAGAGAACCAGGTGAAACTGAAAATCAGCACCTATGCATCAAAGAATGAAAGAGAGTGCTTTGCAGAACTGTTTTCTGAGTACATAACAAGCGAAAATCCAAGTAAAGCAGCAGTGTCACTTGGAAAACAAATTGAAGCCCTTCTTGGAGGTGTAGAGTGATGATATCTTCAAAAGATTTGCCTTTCCTAACAGAAGAGTACATAGAATTCAACTTTGGTGACTGGAAAGTAAAAGACACTGCTCCAGAACAAGTGAAAAAAGCGTTTTATGAGTTCCTTGCCGATTATGCAAAAGCTGAAAAAGAAGGAGTAAACCTATGAAGAACATTCTGCCTGATAACAATACGGTTTGTGACATTTGTCACCATCAGTTTCAGGTCAGCCGGGGCACACTCAAGGAGGAGAATGTCACACTTGAGAAAGACGGTCTAACCCATGATGTTATCCTAACCTATCTGTATTGCCCCGGCTGCGGCAAAAGATACCCCGTTATCATGGATGATGCCGAAACACTTCCCCTTCTCCAGAAGCTCAGGGATTGCATGGTGCGCCGCATGAAATTCTACGGGAAGCAGAAGCCCGTACCCCAGAAGCTCCAGGAGAAGTATACAAAACTCAATCGGAAATTAGACTTCAAACGCCATCAGTTGGCTGAGAAGTTTAATGGTGCCCTTTACCAGTCTGAGGGCGATACAATTCAGCTGGATTACCGTTACCATGCACGGTGAGCATGGATATCATAAGGAGGAACGAACAATGGAAGATACCATCAAAGACACCACGACACCTACTACACCCCCCACAGAACCCCCTGCACCTCCCGCTGAGCCCACTGCACCCGCTGAACCTCCTGCTAGTAGAACCTATACGCAGGAGCAGCTGAACTCCATGATGGCCAACGAGAAGCGCACTGCCCGTCAGGCAATTCTCAAGGAACTGGGGTTTGACATCAAGGATGACAAGAACTTCAAGGACACCCTGAAGAACATCAAAACCACCCTTGATGCGGGTAAAACCCAGGCACAGCTGGATGCTGAAGCCAAGGCTGCGGCTGAAACCGCAAAGGATGAGGCTGAGACCAAGGCAGCCAAACTGGAGATGAAGGTGGCCGCACTGGCTGCTGGAGTCAATCCTGAGTATTTGGATGACATCATCGTTCTGGCTCAGTCCAAGGTTTCCGAAACCATGCCTGTGGAGAAGGTCATGGAGGAATTCAAGACCAAGTATCCGTCTTTTTTCGCAGAAGCCTCTGGTGGTTCCGGCACTGGCCGTTCCAACAACCCACCCCGCAAGCCCCCGGCTGGGACTGAAGGCCTGGGCCAGAGACTGGCAAAGGTCAACAAGCCCGCAGTCAAAAGCTCATACTTCAAAAACTGACGACACAAGGAGGAAAACAACATGCTCAATCAGTCTGGTATCAAGAAAACTACTGGCGCAGCCCCGGTTCAGATTCTGTTCAATGTGCAGAATCAGATGTCTGTGGGCATCAAGCTGGCCAAGAACTTCGCAGGTGCGGTCACCGAGAATGGCCGCAAGATTGTGAAGGCTGGCACTCCCCTGAACGGTGACCTGACGGCTCGTGGCACAGCTTTTGTTGCTGCTGCGGATGATTCCACTGGCAGTGCTGGCGATGCCAAGCCCGCCGTGGGCATTCTGCTTCACGATGTGGATGTCACCGATGACGCCGCCAATGCCACCCTGCTCATTTGGGGTTTCGTGAATCTGTCCCGTGTGGATTCTACCACTGCGGCCAAGATTACCGACAGCCGCAAGACCGAGCTGGCTGGTAAGGTCTGGTTCCTGAAGGACTAACCAACACAACTGTAGAAAAGGAGGAAACAATATATGTCGATTTTTGATCTTGTCAAAGCCCCTGAGCTGACTTCCTACTGGGAAGAGCACATCCAGGACATGCCCCCGTATCTGGGTGAGGAGCTGTTCCCCGCCGACAAAAAGCTGGGCCTGAAGCTGGATTGGATCAAGGGCGCCAACGGTCTGCCCGTTGTTCTGAAGCCTTCTGCCTTTGACGCTGGCGCTGTTCCCCGCGCCCGTATCGGTTTCGACAAGCTGTCCACCCAGATGCCGTTCTTCAAGGAATCCACCTATGTGGATGAGGAACTGCGCCAGGAGCTGAACATGGTTCTGGAAACCGGCAACCAGGCTTACATCGACGCTGTTGTGCGCCGGGTGTTTGCCGATGAGACTCACCTGCTGGAAGGTGCTCGTGCCCGTCGTGAGGAGATGCGCATGATGGCTCTGACCACTGGTGCTATTGCCATCACTGCCAATGGCCAGGCCTACAATTATGATTATGGCATGCCCGCTGACCACAAGTCTGAAGTGACCACTTCGTGGAGCACCACGACTTCTGATCCCATTGAGGATATGCGCACTGCCATGGACAAGATTGAGGATGACACTGGCATCCGTCCCACCCGTGGTGTCTGCACCCGCAAGACTTGGGGCTATCTGCGCAAGAACGAGAAAATCATCAAGTCCATCTTTGTCCTGTCCAACGGTCAGGTGTCTGCCCTGTCTGATGCCCGCCTGAGCCAGTATCTGATGGATGAGCTGGGCCTGGAACTGATTGTGTATGGCAAGCGTTACAAGAACGATGCCGGCACTGCCACCCAGTTTGTGCCCGATGACACTGTGGTTCTGTTCCCTGCGGGCAATCTGGGCACCACCTGGTTCGGCACCACCCCGGAGGAATCCGATCTGATGGGTGGCAAGGTGGCCAATGTCTCCCTCACTGATGTAGGTGTGGCTGTAACCACCATCGAAAAGGCTGACCCGGTGAATGTGGAAACCAAGGTGACCATGATTTGCCTGCCCTCCTTTGAGGCTGCGGACAGCGTGTACATCCTGGATGTCATTGCATCCTGAGTAAAGGGGGTACAAGAACATGCTCCAGGTCACTAATGGGACTGTAACCCTCATGGTTACAAAGGGCGCGTTCAAGTCCTTCTACGAGCCTAACGGTTTCCACGCCGTAGATGGCGAGGATGGCCACGAGGAGGCCGGGGTGGTAACTACCCACCCCACCCCCGAAACTGGCCACTCCGGACATTCCTCTCAGCAGGAATTGCAGCAGAGTGTCGATGACACGGAGGACGAAGACGAGGATGAAGAAGACACCGAGGAGAGTGTTGACCTGTCGGAAATCCCCCTGGGTGAGATGAGCTTTGACCAGCTGGAGGAGTACGCCGACCAGCTGGAACTGGATCACGACGGCATCCGCTCTAAAAAGGAGCTGCGTGCCCTCATCCGGGAACACCTGAAGAAGTAAAGGAGGCAAAATCATGAGCAGCATGGAAGAACTCAAAATTGTGCTCAGAGAGGCTGATGTGCCGTTCTTTACCGATGAACAGCTGAATTTCTACCTCAAAGAGAATGGCGGGGACTACAATGCCACGGCATACCAGTGTCTGCTCATCAAAGCTGAGGACACAACCCTCTCCGTGTCCGGCCTCAGTGCCGGGGACAGCTCCAAGTATTTCCGCAGACTTGCGGCAAAATATCGGCCTCACAACTCTGGCGTGCTTGAAGGGGGTTATTGATGTGGACGCACTGGCATTTCAGCTGAACAAGGTGCGCCGTCTCATCAATACTCAAGGGAAATACTTCAGTTTTCAGAGGCAAGGAACAAATGATTTTGGTGAACCCAACGGACAGACCGAATCTGTTGATATCATAGGGGTATATCACGAAACCACGAGTTTTTTGTCCAAGACATCAACTGAATCCACCACAATCCGGCAGAAACCTTCCCCTATGATTTTGTGTCTGTGGGAAGATGCTCAGAAAATCCTCCACGCTGATGAGCTTTCCTTCAATGGGAAAACCTACAAGGTGGGAGAGGTCAAGAACATTTCTGAGGCCAACATTGTCGGTGACATTTCTCTGGAGGAGGTGCAGACGAATGGCAAACGGGTTTCGACTTGATATCAGCAAACTAGCCAACGGTCTCATTGGGGCTCAGGACAAAGCTGATTTGGCCATCCGTATGTATGCCGAACAAGGCGCACGCCAGCTGGAGAACTTTGCAAAAGAAAACCGCCGTTGGACAGACCGAACTGGTCATGCCCGGCAGAGGCTCACTGGATATGTAGGAAAGTCTGAAATGGGTTACAGAATCTACTTGGCCCACGGAGTTGACTATGGTATCTGGTTGGAGCTGGCCAACGAAAAACGATTCAGCATCATTCCCCAGGCAATCGAATACGTGGGAGCATTTGAGATTATGCCGGGGTTTGAAAGACTTATGGAAAGGTTGGGGAAGGTATGAGCCAGTGGCAGAACATCTATAAACATCTGAAGGCAAGCGGACTGGATGTGTACAGCCCCGGTCAGCACCAAGGTGAATGCACAAGCCCGTATGTTGTCCTGAGGGATGCCGGCTTAAATCCTCTCTCCAGCTTTTCCAGCTCCCAAGCTCTGTACGATGTCATGTGTTATGTACCCAAAGATCAGTTCAGCGCCCTTGAGCCCTATGTTGAGAAGGTGAAGGAGGCCATGACAGGGTTGTACCCGGCCATCATACCGGTTTACTTCCAGACAGCCTCCTTCTTGGATGATACTGTGAAGGGGCACATGATTAGTGTACAGTACAGGAACAATCGTAAAAATTAACAAGAACAAGGAGGTATATAACAATGGCTGTTACTCCCAAAGCAATCACTGAAATCCCGACCATTGATGTAGTCATGGTTGTGGTTGAAACTGCCACCAAGTCCTATGCTCTGGACACGGCCTCTCAGATCGGGGTTGAGCCCCAGATTGAGGAGGAAGACGCAGTCAAGCTGGTAATCAAGGGCAAGCTGAAAGCTCAGAAGCCCGCAGTGAGTACTATCACTGGCAACCAGATTACTCTGACCGACAATGTGTTTGCCCCTGAGCTGGTCAAAATCCTTCAGGGCGGCACTATCAAGTACTGGACCAGTGCTGAGAAAACCGCTGAAGGCACTGAGGAAACCGCTTTTGGTGTCAGTTCTTACACCCCGCCCACTGTCGGCAGCGGGGAGAAGGGTGAGGTGTTCAAGCTCCACGCCTATTCTGCTCAGTACGATGCCAGCGGTCAGATCGTTCAGTATGAACAGATTACCTATCCCAACTGCCAGGGTGTTCCCGTGGCGTTTGGTTCTGAAGACGGAGCTTTCCGTGCTCCCGAGTACACTATCAACTCTGCACCCAAGAAGGATGAATCCCCGTATGAGATTCATTATGTGCAGACCTTGCCCAGCGTGAGCTGATAACAAGAAGGAGGAAAAGGCAATATGTATAATCAGAATGGGCTGGTTGTCACTCCCATTGATGACCTTGTAAAAGCAAGTCAAGGCACACTTATTGAGCTGCCCCCGTTTGTTGAGGGTCAGCCTTTTGTGGCCCGTCTGAAGCGACCTTCCATGCTGGCCCTTGTCCGGGCTGGTAAAATCCCCAATGCTCTCATCGCCACGGCCAGTGAGCTGTTCGCCAAGGGGGGTTTTGACACTGAGGATGACCAGGCCATGAGCAATCTGTTCGGTGTCCTGGATGCTATCTGTGAAGCATGCTTTGTTGAGCCCACCTATGCTCAGATGAAGGATGCCGGTGTCACCCTGACGGATGACCAGCTGATGTTTGTGTTCAACTACACTCAGAGGGGGGTGACTGCCCTGGGCAGCTTTCGTAGCCAGCTCACGGGTGATGGAACTTCTGAGGATGAGCAGCCTGTACAACAGGACGCCCAGTGAACTTCTGGCCATTGAAGATGAGTACACGGGTTATTGCCTGAATGAAGCCTGTGCATACATCCAAGCAAGAATTGATTCTGGGGACAGCCCCAGATTCAAGACCAAATATAGAAGCTTCACTGAGATGTATGATAGCTACAAGAGGGGGTGAGCCCAGTGTCCATTAATGTAGGTCAAGCAATAGGGTATCTGGATTTGGATACATCCGGGTTTCAACGGGGTTTCAAATCCGCTCTACAGGACCTTCGAACATTCAATGATAATTCTGCAACTGCGACAACCAAGTTGGGCGCACTTGGCTCAGCATTTCAAAGTGTTGGGTCATCTATGACCAAAAACCTCACTGTCCCAATTGCTGGCGCAGGTGTCGCAGTTGCAGGTGTAGCAGCCAAATTTGAGAGTGCCATGTCTGAGGTGGCAGCAATCTCTGGTGCATCCGGGGATGAGTTCCAAGCGCTAACAGACAAAGCTCAAGAAATGGGTGCAACCACCAAGTTTAGCGCCAGTGAATCCGCTGCGGCCCTGAAATACATGGCAATGGCAGGTTGGGACACCGAGGCTATGCTGAATGGTATCAATGGTGTTATGCAGCTTGCTGCGGCCTCTGGTGAAGATCTCGCCAGCACATCTGATATCGTTACCGATGCCATGACCGCTTTTGGTCTTTCTGCAGATCAGTCCACCCGTTTCGCTGATGTTCTGGCTCAGACAGCAAACCGGTCCAACACAAGTGTGGCCCTTATGGGTGAAACATTCAAGTATGTAGCCCCTGTTGCTGGTGCTCTGGGGTACAGCATTGAAGATACTTCTGTTGCCATCGGTCTTATGGCCAATTCTGGTATCAAAGGTTCTCAGGCAGGTACATCCTTGAAGAATGTGCTGACCAACCTTGCCAAACCCACAGACCAAGTCCAGGCTTATATGGACAAACTGAACATTTCCTTGACTGACTCAGCCGGAAATGTAAAACCCCTCAATCAGCTTCTCAATGAGATGAGAGATGGGTTCAATGGCTTGACAGAGGCTGAAAAAGCTGAATATGCGGCAGGTATTGCCGGCAAGGAAGGTATGTCTGGTCTGTTGGCCATCGTCAATTCCTCGCAGACTGACTTCGACAACTTGACGGAAGCAATCAACAACTCCAGTGGAGCAGCCCAGAATGTAGCTGATGTTATGATGGACAACTTGGGAGGTCAGCTAACCATCCTCAAGTCCACTCTGGAAGGTATCGCTATCAGCTTTGGCAACGCTCTTCTCCCGGCTGTGAAGAATGTTGTTGAATCTCTTCAGGACTTCCTGACCTGGTTGAATGGGTTAACCGATGGACAAAAGCAGCTGGTTGTAACCATTGCAACGGTTGTAGCAGCCATTGGACCAGTCCTTCTCATCCTTGGAAAGCTCATAACCTCTGTGACGAACATAATTAAGGTTGTGAATTTGCTGAAACCTGCTTTTGCAGCTCTGAATGCTGTTATGGCAGCAAATCCGGTTGGAATTGTCATTGTAGCAATTGCAGGGTTGGTAGCCGCTTTGGTGACTCTCTACAACAAGAATGAGACATTCAGGAACTTCGTCAACACGGCCTGGGCTCAAATCAAGGAAGTAATCAGTGGTGTTGTAAATGCCCTTGTAACCTTCTTTACAGTTACCATTCCCGGGGCCATTGACGCTGTAGTTTCTTGGTTCCAAACTCTGGCTGATAATGTATCCAATTTCTTTACTGTTGTCATACCCGAGAAAATCAATGAGCTTGTACAGTGGTTCACGGGGCTTCCTGAGCGGATTGGTTATGCTATTGGCTTTGCGATTGGTACATTGGCGAAGTGGGTTGTGAGCTTGGCTGAAAAAGCAGCAGAAGTTGGCCCCCAGGTCATCGATGCCATTGTAAACTTCTTCAGCCAGTTGCCGGGTAAAATCTGGGATTTCCTTGTTCAGACTGCTACCAACTTTGCAAACTGGATTGTTCAGGCCAAGGAAACAGCCGTGACTGTAGGCCCTCAAATCATCGACACAGTTGTGGACTTTTTCCTTCAGCTGCCTGAACGGATTTGGAATGCCTTGTTGAATGCAATCGCCAAAATTAAACAGTGGGGTTCAGACATCATAAGTTGGGCTCGAACTGCTATCCCAAATGTCATCCATACAATCATAAGTTTCTTTGAGGAACTTCCTGGAAAAATGCTTGAGATTGGTAAAAACCTTCTGAGGGGCTTGGCTGATGGTATCTCAAGCGCAGTGGGGGCTGTTGTAGACAAGGTCAAGAGTGTTGCTGGAAGTATTCTGAACGGTTTCAAAGACGCGTTTGATATCCATTCTCCATCCAAAGCAACAGCAAAAATGGGCAATATGCTCATGCAGGGCTTGGCAGGAGGTGTGTCAGATTCGTCTAATGTGGTTATGACTGCGGTCATGAAAATGGCTGATACGTTAATCACAAAGCTGGAATCCCTTGTTTCTCAAGTAACTCAGCTGATGAATTTTGACCTGTATAGAACCCTGACTGAACAGAGTACTTCTGTTATTGCTGTTATGGATAGCCAAAAGGCTGCCTATGACAGAGTCACAGAAAGCATAAAACAACAGATTACAGCACTGCAAGAGCTTCAAGCTATTCAAACTGCAGTCTCAGTTGCCAAAACGCTTTCTGTTAGCAACAATGCCCTTTCCATTTCCAGTAGTAACGCTGCAAAATCCTCTGGAAGCAAACTCCCGGCTCAGGATTCAGCAGGAAGAACAAACCAGCAATCTGGTAACACATACGTGTTCAATAGCCCTGTTGCTGTTACACCCACTGTTGCCGCAAAGAAACTCAAGCAGACATCTCAACAAATTTCTATGGGTATCGCGTAAAGGGGGTGAACCATGCTTGAATCCTTGATACTTACAAACACGGTCACTCTCCAGTCCGTGTTATTGGACAAAGACAGCAGTTACCTTGTACTCGATGAAGCAGACCTTGGAACTGTAGAAGGGACTCATCACAGTTACAAATACGTGAGTCAAGTAGGGGTTTATATCGACAGTACAACGCTTGAACAAAGGACTGTGGCAATCAGCGGTTGGGTGATTGGAGATACCTATGGTGAGCTCAAAGAAAACAAAAAGATTTTGAACCGTCTGGTGAACCCCCTGCATACGATTGATGCAGTTATTCAAGAAAAGTACAAACTGACCTTCAAACCTGACTACTCTGTAAAGTATTCTGTGTCCTATAAGGAAAACAATGAGGTTTTGTGTAAGTTCCTTATTCAAGGAACTTGTGCTGACCCGATGTTTACCACAAAAGATAAACAGTCTGCTTTGATTGCATCCACTATTCCCAAGCTTCGGTTTCCTCTAGTTATCCCTCAGGACACTGGAATCCTTATGGGGCTGCGTGAACCTTCGTTGTTGGCTACACTCAACAATGGAGGGGATATTGACACTGGGTTGCTGGTTACATTCTCCTGTACAAGCACCGTTACAAACCCCAGCTTGTTGAATGTGGATACCAGAGAATTCATCAAGGTGAACAAGGTTATGTCCGCTGGTGAACAGATTATCATTTCTACGGGAAGTGGTGAGAAGTACATCAAAGGAATCGTCAATGGTGTGGAATACAACTATTTCAAGTATGTGGATTTTGATTCCACTTGGCTTCAGCTTCATACTGGAGAAAACACCCTCAAGTATGATGCTGATAGCAATGTGGCCGGGCTGGAGGTGCTCATCTCCTTCTTGCCCAAATACCTGGAGGTGCAGTGATGGGGCTGGACTTGTATGTGTTTGACAGCTCCATCACCCCTCTGGGGGTCATCGATGTGGTCACAGGGTTGACTTGGCTGGAAAAGTTCTCCGATGCAGGGAACTTTGAGCTGTGGTGCCCCTTAAATAACCAAAACGCAGAGCTGTTGAAAGAGGACAACTTGTTGTGGATTGGTGGAGAATCCGCTGGTGTCATTGAGTTCAAAGAATTGACCAGTGATGAAGATGGGACCAAGACAATTCACATTCAAGGCCGTTTGGCTGAAAGCTATCTTGATTACAGGACAATTTACCCAACTGTGATTATGACAGGAAAAATCAGTAGCATTCTTCGAAAACAGGTGAATGATAATCTGATAAACCCAACAGACACAGCCCGGAAAATTCCGTTGATTGAGCTGGCTTCTGACCAAGTTGCTTATGGCCCATCAGTTTCCTACCAGAAAACAGGTGACACTGTTTTGCTGGAATCCTCAAAACTCTGTGAGGCCAATTCTCTGGGGTTCAGGCTTCAGTTCTTCCCCAGACAAACCAAATTTGTGTTTCGAGTGTACCAGGGTACAGACAGAACGTTAGACCAATCTGAGGTCAACCCGGTGCTGTTTTCGTCTGACCTTGATGACATCCTTGAATCGACCTATTCACACAACAAGTCCGAGCTGAGAAACTTTGCATACGTCGCTGGGGAAGACAGTGGAACATCGCGGAAAACTCAAACAGTCGGTTCAACAACAGGGCTTTTCCGAAGGGAGCTGTTCGTTGATGCAAGAGATTTGCAGAGTGAGAAAACAGATGGGACTACGATACCAGAAGCTGAGTACAACTCTATGCTGGTTGAGCGTGGAAAAACCTCCTTGGAGGATTACAAGGATATTGAGTCATTCTCTGCTACTCTGAGAACATTTGGTGTGACCGGGTATAAGTATGGAGTGGACTTCTTCTTGGGTGACAAAGTCACTGTGTATGACAGCAGATTCAAAGTCAGAGCGAATGCTGTAATCACAGAGGTAATGAAAACCTTTGATGAAGATGGAGAACGACTGGACATCACATTTGGATACGAACAGCCAACCCTTGCAAATAAACTAAGAAGGAGGACATAACAATGGCATACACAAGCGGATTTTTTGATGCTGTAGACCAAGGTGGTGGGAATTATGACCGAGTTTACAGTGCATCATCCTTTGCCCACTACTTCAGCCTGTTGGTGAAAAATGGTGTTTTCCCTGACCCATCTACGGGTATGCAGGTAAAAGCTTCTTCCAACCCGGATATGCATGTGAGCGTTCAGCCGGGCAGCGGATGGATAAACGGGTATTACATTACAGTTGAGGACAATGTCCCGGAGCAGCTAACAGTTCCTACTGCCAATTCCAGTTTGTCCCGTATTGATTCTGTCATTATGGGTTTGAACTATGTTGACCGCAAAATTCAGCTGTATATCAAATCGGGTGCAGTATCAGCCAGCCCGTCTGCGGTTTCTCTTCAAAGAGACAATGACTTGTATGAGCTGGAACTTGCCCAGATTACTGTGAGCGCCGGTATGGCAAGCATTTCTCAGTCCAGTATCGTTGATATGCGGCAGAATACTTCCCGCTGCGGTATTGTTGCTGGAACAATTGACCAAATTGATACTGAGGACTTGTTTGCTCAGTATGATGCTGCATTCCAAGCTTGGTTTGAAGACATCAAAAATAATCTGAGCGGAGACATAGCAACAAATCTACAAAATCAAATCAACCAGCTAAAAGAATACAATTCAACTTTCATCCAAACATATGAGCCCCTGCTATCTTGGGGAATAACGTACAAGAAAGTCACTTTTAAGATGAGGCTAGGGAATATCCCTGTATATGGGCTCATTGTAAAGGATAGTGTTACTGGCAGATTTTTTGGGTCTGGGGATAAAGATCTGACAGTGTACTTGAATACGCATGACCTGTATCCATATGGGAAAGTTACTTTTAAACTCTATATCCCGAATGACCTCACATACTCTGGGGAATCTTCAATTGATGTAGGCATAAGTGACTCTTCCGAAACTGTTGTGAATCTCCCTGTAGCTGCCGCTGCTTCCAATATGCTAACTTTTCGTACATCTACAGAATATATCAGCTTTTCCAGTAGAACATCTACTGTAACCATTTGGATGTGTGGGGGAGGAGGTTCTGGGGCTGTTGGTAGAGCAAGCAATAGATCAGAACATCGTGTGGCTGGTACTGGTGGTTCAGGCGCATATTCAACTCAAAAAACCGTTCAGAATACCCCTGGGAGGTTTTTTGGTTCGGTAGAAATTGGCGCAGGTGGAGAATCAGTCCGCTTATCTGTATCTGGAGTAAACACGGGCGTCTCAAAAGGCAAGGATGGGAGTAGTACAAAACTTATATCCTCCATTACAAAAGAAGTCATCATGGAAGCTCTTGGAGGGAAAGGTGGAGCAGCCAAAGAACTTGATTCAGATTATGGATTGGATGGTGTGCCTGGTGGGTCTGGTTCTGGAGGAATTTATGCTGCCTCCCTAATTCGAAACAGTGGAATAGGGGTTGGAGGCTCTAATGGGTCAGATGGGGCCTCTTCAGGAAAGGTCGCTGGTGCAGGCGGTAAAGGGCAAGGAACCACGACACGGCCATTTGAAGATTCCGGTATGACACTCCATTGTGGAGCAGGGGGTGGAGCCTTTTGTTACGGGCTGGTTACCCGTATCTATGGCAAAGCTGGTTCTGGAGGGTCAGACGGCAATGGCGCAGCTGGTATCGGTGATGGTACCGCTGATGGTAACGCTACAAGTCTTGCTCCATCCTCTCCCGGTTCAGGCTCTGGTGCTTGCGTTGGAACATATAATGGTGATGGTACCTCAACCAATACAAGTGCTCCTGGAGCTGATGGGGTGTGCTATATGAAAATGGCCTATGTAACTTAATAGGGGGTGTACAATGAAATTCTGTATTGTTAACAATGGGGTAATAGAACGTGTAGTGGTATCCACTCCTGAGCTGGCTTCGCAAAATGGCTGGTTGAGACTTCCCCCTGGGGCTGGAATTGGCGAACAGTATCCAGATACACCAGATACATTTGAAACTCTGCAGCAAGAAAACAAACTGCTCAAGGCTCAACTTCAAGCTCAGACAGAACGATCTGATTTCATTGAAGATTGTATTGCTGAGATGGCAACACAAGTCTATGGCGGTGTATGATGAGGGAACTTCTTTGGTCCCTTCTCATAAATATCCTATCACAAGGAGGAAAGATTATAATGGAAATGTTTTTCGCACAGCGAGTTATTCTTGGCAAGACGGAGTTTGACCAGGTGCCCAAGGCCCTGAAGCAGGGTGTGGCTGAAGTCTTGATTGACAGCGGTCTGCCTGAGCTGGTTCCGGTAGAATATGGCGGCACCAAAGAGCAGTGACTCAATCGGGAGAGCTTTTGACTCTCTCCCATGTTGTAAAAATTCCTGCTTGACTTCTACTCCAGTTCGGTAGTATAATAGAAAATGAAAGGAGGGTCTCAACTAATGGACTACATACTGTTTGTATGTAGTATTGTGGCTTGTTTGATAGGTATTCTCACATTTGTCGTTGGTATGAATGGACGAGCCAAGGGTGATGGCGTTGTAGTCCAGAAAATCAACCAAGCAATCGAGGGCATTGAGGAGTTGAAATCAGATGTGAAGGGCTTGACGTCAAGCCAACAATCTCTTGCGCTCCTTGTCAACTCTCATGAGGAACAAATCAAAACTTTGTTCAATATGATGCATGCATCTGATGCCAATACACAAGCTCTAATTACTATCATGGAAACCCTAAACCACATAAAGGACAGAGGTGCATAATAATGAAACCAGATACTCCAATCCAGGAACTGGATGCCCTTCACAAAGAGGAGGATGCACTGGACCAGAGCGTGGCACTCAACCGAATTGTTATAACCATGCTTGAATCCAAAAGGCGGGAAGACTTTTGGTTGAGGATTATCCTCATCATCAGCCTCCTGGTCAACATCGCTATTGCAGGAATTTTCACCTGGTATGAGAGTGGGTGAGAATACAATAATACAACCACAACTACAGTCACCCAAGACACAGGAGAGGGCTCAGGCAACAACGTATATCAAGCTGGCGAAAATGCCGACTACATCCAAGGGAATTCTGAGGAGGTAACACCAAATGGCGAGACAAACAGTGACAACTACAAGAACAGTAACCAGGACACGGGCATCCCTGATGTATCCCGGTTTGATGGCTTGTTAGAACGGTCAACATTGACTGATGAAGACAAGGAAATCTTGCGTTTGCACTATCTCAAGGGAAAAGACTTCAGATACATTGGAGACACCTTGGGTTATGCGGAAGTCACAATCAAGAAGCGACACGCAAAAGCACTTTCCAAACTGAATAAGCTCTTTTGAAAAACCCCTGCACTGCTACTGTGGTGCAGGGGTTTCTTTATCTTTTGTGTATACTTTCGAGATCCTTTCTGTATACTTCCGCAGCTTGCTGGTATAGTATAATTGAATTGTAAGGGGGATGGGCCTTACAATTCAATTACAGGAGGTAAAGCATCATGTATGGTCAACCGACCTACTACCCCAACCCGGCTATGCAGACTGCTCAGCAAAGGCTCCAAATGATGGAATCCCAGTATCCACAGTTTGCTGCCAACCCTGCTATGGGTTATTCTCAGCCTGGGAGTTATACACCCAATCCTCAGCAAACAGCTCCCGCTGCGCCTATTCTCAAAGGACGACCTGTTTCAAATGAGGAAGAAGCAAATGCTGCTATGATTGATTTTGATGGGTCATTGTTCGTATTCCCAGACAAGGCTCATGGAAAAATCTATACAAAGCAGCTGGGGCTGGATGGCAACATTATCTTCTTGAAATACTCGCTGGAATCCGGGGGACAACCTGGAAATGGTCAGAATCCCACTTCTGCTGGGGTCAGTGTCCAGGATATGAGTGAGTATGTGAAGAAGGATGACCTGAACCAGAAACTGGCAGAAATTCATCAGAGATTCAACGGGCTGGAGCAGAGGTTGCCCGTGCATAACGGCAAAGGAGGAAACAAGTGATGGGTTTCAATCCAATGCAGATGATGGGTATGCTTATGAATGGGGGCAAAGGTCTGAACCCTATGAACCTCATGATGAGTCAGCTAAATGATAATCCAATGTTTCGACAGGCTCAACAGATGGCTCAGGGGAAATCCCCAGAGGAACTGAAGCAGACTTGTAAGAACCTCTGCAAACAACGTGGCATCAGCTTTGATGATGCTTGGGCTCAGTTTCAATCCCAGTTTCCTGGGTTGAGATAAATTTATTACAAGGAGGACAATTGTATGGGTATGGAATCTGGTAGCGGTCTGTCTGTTGCTGATGCTCTGGCTCTCCAGAACAAAGACAACGACGGTATGTTTGGAGGTGGCAGTAGCACCTGGATCTGGGTGTTCTTCCTGTTCTTCCTGCTTGCCTGGGGTGGCGGCGGCTTCGGTTTTGGCAACAATGCAGCGACTCAGGGCGCTTTGACCCGTGCTGAGCTGTATGACGGCCTGAACTACAGCCAGCTGGATAACGCTGTGCGTGGCATCCAGAATGGCTTGTGTGATGGCTTTTATGCTCAGAACACTACCATGCTGCAGGGCATGAATGGTATTCAGAACCAGCTGTGCCAGGGCTTCAATGAGGTGAATAACAACATCGCTGAGAGCCGTTTTGCCGCTCAGCAGTGCTGCTGCGAAACCAACCGGAACATTGATGCGGTGCGCTATGAGAACGCACGCAACACCTGTGACATTGTCAATGCCATCAAGGCTGACGGCGATGCCACCCGTGCTCTGATGACTCAGAACACTATCCAGGAGCTGCGTGACAACCTGCAGGCAGCTCAGCTCCAGCTGGGCAACTTCTCTCAGACGCAGACTATCATCAATGCGGTGCGTCCCTTCCCCATTCCCAGCTATGTTACCTGCAGTCCCTATACTGCAGCGAATGGTTATGGGGTTTGTGGTTGCGGCAACGGCTGCGGCTGCTAACATCTGAACACTGGCATATATTTATGCCCAACTTGAAGGGGAGGGCACACCGCTCTCCCCCCTTCTATCTATGAAAGGAGCTTTTGTATGAATAATCAGTATGCAAAATCTTGTATCCGGGTATACAACAACACCGCTCAGGCTTTTACAGCTGCTCTGACTCCTCTGAATCTGGAAGGAACTCCTGTTGTAAACAGTGGGTGCTCTCTGACCCTGAACACGGCCAGCATCCGGGTTAACAAGTCTGGCCTGTATCATCTTTCTGCTGATGTCACCTACACTCCCACTGCTGCGGGTGTAGCCATCCTTCAGCTGTACAAAGATGGAGTTGCCCTTCCCTGCGCTATTGCTCAGCAAACCGTAGCAGCTGGGAATGTGTATACAAACCACATCGAAACTGACTTGTGCCTGACTACCTGCTGCGTGAATCGTCCTGTTATCACACTGGACATTAGCGGTGTAGCGGGTACAGTCAACCACACCTGTGTGGGAGCTGTGAAGTTGGCATGAGCAACCAAGGGGAACAATTCTCAATTCTGGATGCAATAGCAATTGTATCTTTTCTTGTTGGATTGGCCAACTATTCTGAGAATGCTGATCAAAGTCAACTACAAGAAACCGTAAATGAGGCTGTGTTGGACATACACAATCACCTCAAAGAACAAGATGAGAAATTGAACTTTCTCTTGAACAAACTACAAGAAAAGGAGGACTGAAAGTGTCAAAGTCCAAATCCGTATTCATGGATTATGAGCCCAAAAATTGTAAAGATGTCTTCAGTGTCATCAATACAAGACAGATTACCGCCCTCATGTTCCATGATGAGATGGCAGATTTGTTCGACTTCCTGGGACTGAGAGGGTTCAAGCGAATGCATGAATACCAGTACTTTGCTGAATCGGCTGAACATCGTGCGCTCAAAAGGTATTATCTCAATCATCATGGGATGCTTCTTCCCGATGAGGAAATCAATCCTGTTGATGTTGCCCCGGATGACTGGTATCAGTACAATCGAATGGATGTCACCCCGGCTGTTCGCAAACAGACTGTGCAAAGAGCCATGGAGCAATACAAGGAATGGGAATGTGGCACCAAGGAACTGTACGAGAAGTGTGCCGCATACCTGATGGCATGGCAGAAGATTGCAGACTTCAACAAGGTCAATGAGCTGGTAAAGGATGTTGACATGGAGCTCAAACACCTGGAACGGCTGTGCATTGAATTGGAGTCTGTTGAGTACAGTGCAGACTACATCGCTGAACTTCAGGACAGCTACCACAAGAAATACAAGAAAAAGTTCAAAGATATTGGGGTCAGCACTTGTTGAAGCAACCTCAGCTGTTTATGAAGATTGGACCAAACAAGTATGTTCCCGTGGAGCGACCCTGGCCTGACCATGATATCTATGCATGGGATGATTCTCTCCAGCGCATTATCCTCAAAGAAAAGGTTCAGCAGACCCAATAAAGAAGTGCCCCCGGTTTCCGGCTGGGGGCACTTTTCCATCGTAGAATGGCCGCAGTGGTGTTTTAGTTCGGGGGTGGTAGTTATACACCCGCCCTCTTTCCGTGAGGAAATAGGCTGAGAGGATTGCCAGACTCTCACTAATCCGGGCCGGGGGCAGGTTTCTCTCCTACTCCCGGCCCGGTATTTCTGTTAAATCACCCGGCAGCGGGTTAGCTCAGTCTGCATAATGCCCTTGTACTCATTATGCCCTTTGATCGTTCCTTTCAGGGACACGCGATCATGGTCAGAAATCTCATCAGAACTCCCTAGCCACTTTCCGGTTTTCCAGGTGAAAATGGTTCCATCAGGAGCAGTGAGCTTGTACAGATAGGTATACCCAAACTGAGTCTCCCACCCTGTCAGGAGGCGAACACTGAGGTCATGAAGCTCAATGCGGTCACCCTCAGCCCCAACCCATACAGACTTCTCATCAGCTCTGCGAGTAAACTCCTGACGGGCTTTGCGCTCCATCTCACGATTGTAAACTGCAACAGCAGAGCAAATCAAACCAAAATCCCGGCCCTCACAGAACTCTTTGTGGCAAACAGCCTTCAGGTTGGTATTGTACCCAAACTCATCAGCCAGAGAGGGCACCCAAGTCAAAATCTGCTCAACACGCTCCTTATTGCCACGGTGGTCAACATCAAAGCCATCTTCTCTGACTCTTTCTGCCCAGCCAGCCTGCTGGAACATCTGCTCACGGACAATCGTTTGAGTGCTTACACCCTCAGAATAGGTCTTGGTGTAGCCATACAGCCGAACAGCTTCAACTGCATACTGAAGAACTTCATACACAGGGTAATAGGGCTTGAAACCGGGGGTGGGCTGCTCACCTTTGATGATCTCATCAAACCAAGACACATAAGCAGTTACGGCTTCCGCAGACAGGCCTTGGGTGAAATCCTTCAGGCAAGTCTTGCCCACCTGCTTGAACTCACCTGTGACGGTATTGCGAATGAGATAGGTGTCCTTGCGGTTGCGCTTGGTATTGCAGTGGTCACAGCGGGTATCAGCAGTGTAGTAGCTCTCAGGGATCTCAACTTCAGGACGGAAAGAACGGATGATATTGATGGGCTTGGAGTGCTCAATGGTAGCAATGAACTCCCAATCACTCATACGGGCCGTTCCCGAGACTTCGACAGTAATGAACTTGGCGGTGTGTTTCACTCCGGTTTCCTCATCCCTGACCTGTTTGAAGGTCTCACCCAGCTCCTTGTAAGAGAACTCACAACCATAGGCAACGCACTTCTTCTGGATGTTGGCCAGCTTCTTCTGCAGACGGGGCATATTGTCCTCAAAAATTTCATACAGCATTGTTTGTTCCTCCAGTCCATTTGTAAGAAAGAGGTCAGCCCCCGTCTACGGCTCTTTAAGTCAGCTCACGGTACCACCCATCCCCACTACTCAGTCGCTGTAGTGTATGTGCGGGGTCTCACTGTCGCATATAAGCCGTTGACCCGCTCCACGCCGTTCCCTCAGAACTATTTCCCTTTGGCGAGTGGCCTTGGTTCCTTCCCCCGGTTCTTTCTTCAGGGGGCTTTCCTCTTTACAATCATATTGTACTACCAATCTAATCAAAAGTCAAGCACTATTTTGAAAAATTTTCAAAAAGAAACCCCACCAATTGGCGGGGTTTCTTTTACAGATGATTTTCGTAGTAGTCCCAAGCATCTTCGTAGCTTACAAACTCAATCTCATAACCGGTATCAAGTTTGATGTACCAGGAAGAACCTTTATTATAGGGTTTACTCATTGTCTCACCTCCTTACAAGTATATCATACTATACGCTTGTACAAAAGTCAAGAGGTTTTTCAAAAGTTTTCTGAAAAACTTTCAATGAATCTCAGCCCCATTCATTACAGCTTTGACATAGTCCTCTTTATCCTTCCAGCATTGAAGTATATCTTGGTCAACAGTCTTTCCTGTGGACATGGTTGCTACAAAGTGGTAGTACAAACAAGGACTTTCCTGACCTGGACGGTGTACCCGTTTCCTGGCTTGGTCATACTTCCCCAAAGAGTGGTCCAGTGTGTAAAAGATACAGATGTGGGCACGGGTCAAGTCTATGCTTTCAGAGCCAGAGGTGTACTGAACACCCAATATCCGGGTTTTGCCCCCCTTCCAGTCCTTCAAGGTATCTTCTGAACCAGATACTTCAGAATAGCCGCAACCCAGCCTTTCAGCCACTTCCCGTATAGCATACAAGTCCTTTTTAAACTTGGCAAATATGACCAACGGCTCTTCCACAGGCAGATTCTTGACAAACTTGTACAAAAATGTCCTTCTGTATGTGCTGATCCTTTTCAGCTCTTTTGTACCATCGTCATACTCAATAGGGAGATACCCGCTTGTTACTTGTTGTTTACGGATGGTCATAGCCAAAACATTGTTCACTGTCATAAAGCCCTCACCCAACTCGACAGCACCCTCTTTGGCCAACTCTCTGTATATCTCCTCAGTGGTTTGGTCCATAGGAACTTTAACAACCATGCGGGTTGTTTTGGGAAGTTTTACAGTTGACTTCATATAGAAAGCGCAGCTGAACATTTTTTCTCTCAGTCTATCCAGGTTTTTGTATGGTTCCTTCTTGTTCAGCACAGGAAAGCCAACCCTGGAGCTGAGTGCTGTATCTACATTCTGGTGTTCCTCACAAAATGCATAGTAGTTGGTACCAAATATTGTCGGGTCAAGAAATCTGTACTGCGCATAGACATCCATGGGGTTTTCTGCCAATGGAGTGCCCGTGAGCAGGTATCGGTGTGGTACGCTTCTCCCCAACCGGGCAAGAAATCTTGAGCATTTGCTACTGGGTGATTTGATTCTATGGCTTTCATCACAAATGACACAATCAATCCCCAGCTTTTTGTAGAATAACATCTTGTCCAGGGGTTTTCTCCAAACTGATTCATAGTTGCATATGAATATAAGGGGCTTGTCTTTTGGTTGTTTCATAGCCAACTGAAGCTCATTTTGTTTCCCTTCCCAGCTCAGCTTATGTAGTGGGATTACATTGTCATAGTCAAAATCAGAATGGAGCTTGATTTGAGGGGGCCAAACATCACAGGGTTTCTTGGGTGCAACTACCAATACCCGTTTAAACCCCCTATTGACAATCAAATCAATCATGATCTTGGTCTTGCCACTCCCCGGCTTGGTATATAAGGCAGCCGCATCTCTGGGGTATAGATACTCCAAAGCCCTGAGCTGATGTGCCCAAGGCTTTGTCTCCATTGTAAACCCGTGTATAACCATGAGCTCACCCCCAATCAGGAATGTCAAACCATGACAAGCAATTATTGGCCTCAGTTTTTTCTTCATAGCCAGGGTATTCTTCCCAATCCAGAGAAAACAATTTGTAAATCATAGCCATACTGTAGATAACCCCAACAACACACCCAGCGTTTTTCCATTTTCTCAGCTCAAGCCTTTGCTTTTTACTGGCCTTGTATCTATGATCAGGTGTTTTTAGCTCCAACTTGAACATTCTCCCCCGGAAGCATCCATTGATATCAGGTCTGCCCGATTGTGAAGCATTTCCTGAGACATTTTCTGCTTTACAACCGGACAGCTGATTGAGATAATCAAGGACGCGGCTTTGAAGTGTAGATTCAAGCCCCATTTGTATCCCCCTCTGTAAATATGAATGCGGATTCTCCGCAAATCGGACAAACAATATCGTAGTCATTCTCTTGACCACAATTAAGACACACCCGTTTCAGGGTTTTGCCTTGCTTATTGGCTTTCATCAGCCGATAATGCTCATATACTCCTGAAGCGCAACTATCACATAACTCCTGATTGGGTATTGGAGTAGCGAGGGGTACATCCAAGCTGCATCCACGGGTTTGCCTTTTGGGGAGAAGCTTGAGCACCATGAAATCATCCTCGGCAATTTCCGTGCCACAGCAATCACACAACCGTTTTACAGACATCCTGCTCACCCCCATACTAGACGTACCGGGATAAATTCTGACACACCCGGCTGTACAAAAAGGGCTGCGGAGCGGTCATCAATATACATATTGGCGAACACTTTCCGAGTGTCCCCGCCGTAGTATGCCCGAACTTCCGGAAGATTTTCATTCACAGCATCAAAGGTCAAGCCCCGGTATGCACAGAAGTCCACCGCATCCTGGAGCATCGTGTCTGTTCGGCAGCTCCAAAGGATGATCTTCCAACCCGCAGCTTTGTAAGCAGATACAGCTTCCCAAATCACGGGGTTGACTTCCCCAATCTCAGGGAACTTGTTCGCAACCAGCGTTCCATCAAAATCCACCGCAAGGATGGGCGGGAACAGCTCTTTTTCATTGTATTGTGTAGATTCAATCATCGTCTTTGTAAATCCCTTTCCATATGTGTTGATACCCAAACTCTGACCCAGCCTTGGTGGTCTGTAGCAGACTTTCTCAGCAGATGGGGGTATGCGCTACTATACTTGTCCAGAACAAGCTCTCGGAGAATGGTGATGTCCTTGGCGGTTGTCATGGGGAGGTCGATATTGAAGTCCTCCTTGGCCCATTTGGACACAAAATCAGCCATCTCAAACCGCTCTATCCCCATGGTGTCAATGAACTTCAAATACAAGCCCTTGGGGGCATAACAGAGGTGTTCCCATACCAGCTTGTCTCTGTTCTCATCAAGCACCTTTATCAGAAACTTGATAAGCCCTTCCCGCATAATACCACCCCCACCTTCAGTTAGAAGATGCCTGAGGCAACGCTGAAATGTTTTTCTTGGCTGCTTCGTAGTCTCTGGCGTACATGTGGAGAGAACCAGCATAATGGGTATAATGCCCAATCTCAACACCCAGCTGCATAGCCATCAACATCTGAAGGAAACAGAAGCTGAACATATCATAGGGAACACCCATCCAGATATCATTGGACCGCATATGGGTGGACAGGTTCAACTTTCCGTCCCGGATAAAGAACTGAAGATACACCGTGCAGGGTACATCTTTGGTAGGTTGATTGTTTGCATCCTTGATGTGGATAACGGCTTGACGGCTGCTGGGGTCTTTCCAAAGCAGTTCCTTCACATACTGCCACTGGTCAAAACCAAACTTGTCAAAGATTCTCCAGCCATAGGCAGAGTTGTTTGTCTCACCATCATCAGAGATGTCAGCCCACTTCTTGGCAAACTGGGAGATGTCCTTGACCTTGTTGGATCCAGACAGATACCAGGCCAGCTCACCCACAGCATACCGCATCGGCATCTTGCGAATGGGGCTGCTCACGATGTTCCGTGTGGGGTCTTCAATACAGAAAACCGCATCACAAATCTCCCCAACCACACCCCCATCTCTGGAGTCAGCGGTGTATCCTTCCTCAGCCTGAGCCTGAAGGGCATTGAACCCAGCCAGCCAAGCGTCATTTACAGTTCTTCCTTCAAATACGGTGATCATGTTAAACCTCCTTGATGTCAACCCGGATGATGTTCGCCACCCGGTATACAGTGATGTTTCCTTTTGTGAGCCTGTCAGCCATACCCTTGGAAATAATGGCCATAGCCTCAGTCAGCCAATCGGTATCAATCTTCATTGAATCCTCCTTCTGCTCTCCGTTCCGTCAGCTCCATGATAGCATAGTTGGCGATATCCATCAGGGTGTCCTCAATTTTCTCGTCAGACACCTTACACTCATACCCCGGCTGGATGATGGTGTCCAGACGGTTGAGCTTGTCAAATAACCTCATACACACAAAGTTCGGGTAACGCTTTCGGAGCTGAGCGAAGGAATCACCATAGTCAGCGTTCTTTCTCTCATACAAAGCATGCATGCTGTCACACAGCTGCTTATGAATCTGAATCTTGTCCATTCTTATTACCCCCTGTATTTGTTCACGGTCTTGAGAAAAGCCGGCAACATGTTCTTCTTTTTAACCTTGGCGGAATTCACCTTGATAGAGGTGAACCCGGCGCTGGCAAATTCAGCCACATTTCTTGCCACAGTCCTCCACTTTCCTGCCACCGCAGCTTCATTGATGGGTTTACCCCCATTGCGCTTATAAACACGGCTCAGTGCCACATCTACAGGTGGGAGAAGGGACACCACGATGACCTTCAGCTGCTTCTTCCCGTAGTAGTCCTCAACTTCATGGAACAAGTCAATGTAAGTTGAGCGGATAGTGCTGGCCATAATACCCTCCATGAGCACATCGTACTCAGGAAATCCATCCAGGGCAGCGAACAAAGTCAGCTTGGTAACTGCATTGTTCTTCAGGGTATCCAGGCCACCTGTTTTGTTGAAGTACGTTCCCAAGGCAACCCAGCCATAGGACGGAAAGACGGTGATGGCACTTATTTTCTTCCCGTCACTCCCCATAATCTCGTGTACATACATTTCAGGGTCATCCATCATGGACATGGGAATGGTAGACTTCCCAGCCCCGTTACAACCCCGTACATTGACCAGCACTCTACTCAACCCCAGTCAACCCCTCTCTCAGCCATAGCTTTTTTCTTTCTGGGCGTATTCCATCCCAGTCATGGAACTCTCCAAGAAACCGCTTATCAAACATCTGTTCTCTGAGGTCAAAAGCCCTATCCCAAATGTACTGAAAGTCAGGCAATACATGCTCGTACTCTCTCAGCACACCCAGCTCTCTGTCATGATGAAATCCACCATAACGGGTTGCTTTGAATAAGTTTCTGAAGCTACAGATTTTCCCAATGAATAGGTTGATGTCATTGTCTTGTTCAGGGTAAACCTTTTCAATCTTTCTCTGAACAGTTTCAAGTTTCTTGGTCAGGAACTTTTCTGACACAGGGAGTTTCCCAGTCTTGTCATACTCATTTGCTTCCTCATCACGATAGAAGATATTCAACAACCCGGAAGTGAGATTGCTGCACTTTTTCCAGTTTAACAGGGAGGGCTCAGTCAGTTCTATGCCCAGATACTCACCCAAATACAGGACTGCCTCCATAAACAGGTCTGCTGCAAACCTACCTGTGTAGGGGAGGGCAGAAACTGCACTGAATACCCGTCTGTAATCTTCCACAGGATCACCCTGAATTAAGCCTCGCAGCCAAGAGTAGGGTTTACGGTGTGTGGTTCTGATAAAAGCCTCCATCAAGGTTGGAAACCAATCCATATTCTTGGCATACCTTCGGGATGACCCAAAGTCAAGTACAGGTTTAGTTTCCTGCCAAAATCTCTGGCAATAGTCCTTCACTGTTTTTGGGGTCAGGCTTCTCCAATCAAACAGTTCCTGTAGCAGCATACAGGTTATTTCATTGTATGTAGCCGACATATACCAACACATCATGACAGCATCATCACGATCTGGTACCCAGTCAACAATGTAGTGCCCCATAACCCGGTAATGAATGCTTGGGACTTCATGTTGATACTCAACAAACTTTCCCAGTCTCCAGTCCCCGCCTGTATCACCCGGTATATGATACAAATCCATGTAAACCTCCAAAATCAGGAGAGGGGGCTGAGGCCCCCTCGTGCCTGTCAGTTAAAATGGTAAATCAGATGGGGGCCAGTCGATAGCATTTCAGTCATCGTCCTCTTCCCAATCATCGTCCTCATCGTCGTCTTCGTCATCGTCCTTGGCTTTCTTCTTGGACTTGGCCGGGGCAGCTTTCTTGCCCTTCTTAGACTTGACAGGAGCAGGTTCATCTTCCTCTTCGTCTTCATCTTCGTCCTCATCGATGTCGTCATCTTCATCATCGATTTCCTCATCATCTTCGTCCTCACCGGGCTTGATGTAGGAAGAAATCTTGGCCCGCTTCTGGCCATTGTACTCATCATGGATGACATCGATGATACACACCTTGCCTTCCATCTTGTCCAGGTCAAGGGTCAGCTTGCCATTGGACTTCATGCCAGCTGCATCCAGGAAACTTTTCAGCTTCCACAGGGCCTTTTCGGTCAGGGAGAAGGTCTCAAAAACAGTATTCCCCTTGGCGCTGCCCTTGATAACCTCAAACTGTGCCTTGATGCAGTCATCACCACTGCCCTGCACCTCACCCATATCAGCTTTCTTCAGCTTGGCCAGCCACTCTCCTTCGGGGCAGCGGGTGAAGCTTTCAACACCTTCCATGTTGACTTTGACTTTTCTGCTCATTGCTTGGTTCCTCCTGTAGTTGTTAAATTATTCTTCAACCGCGCCAATAATCTCCATGAACTTGTCATAGGTCGGATTGATGATGCGGGAAGGGACTTTGATTGACGGGTCAATCTGGAGCTTGGTCCAGTAATAGGGGTTGGGGCCGATGTCGGCCGCATACTTCACCACTTCTTTGGTGCTGTTCCCCTTTGTAATCTCTTTTGTGATTTTGGTCGTATGGATACCATAGTTGGCCATACCCTCCAAATAAGTGCGAGCACCCTTCGACACAGAGGGGCGAATATCCGGGGCAATCTCATCTTCCATGCCTTCGATTGCATCTGTACTTTCGTGACAGGTCAGTACAACAATGTGTCGTTTCGCAATTTTGTGCATAGCCTTGATGACCTCTTCGGTTTCAGTCTTGAGCTCACCCCAAAGCTGCTGTGTCATCTTTTTATTCTTGCTGATTACATTCTGGTCTGTCCACTCATTGACCAGAAGAGAGAAAGTGTCAACGACAACTGTCTTGTACTTCTTGTCTTTGAGCAGCTCCTTTGCGATGTCCTTGAGTTCTTTTACCGTGGAAACAGAAATTGCACTGATACCTTCTACATGAGCAATGGTATTGGAGCCATCATCACCAATTTGAAGGTACAAAAGGGGCTTGGGGAAAGTGGAAGCAACATATGTTTTCCCGCTGTTTGACTTCCCATACAGCACCCAAAGGTTGCGTTGACCCAATTCTTGGATGTCAACTGCTGAGTCTAACAGGGCCATTGGAATCCTCCTTGTTTAATCGTCTGAAAACAGAGAGCCCAACAGGAGAGTGGAAAGAAGAACACCCAAGCGATTGGTGTAGTCATCAGCTGCCTCCTTTTCTCCCTTCTCAAGATGGGAATCAATCTGGTCCAGAATAATGGGCACGACTTTTTCCTGCATAGCCTTTACAATGGCAATCTGTTCCAGTACATTAGCTGCGCCTTTCAGAATCTGACCGACACCCACTGCACCTTCAGGTGCGTTTTCGTCCCTGCGGGTATACAACCCAACAAAAAAGTTGGGCTGAATCGTCACTGTATCCCCTGTGTTGGGGTCTTCAATCGTGACCTTGAGAGGCAACAGGGCTTTCTCCTCAGCGTTCTCTTTCTTTGAAGTCTCTACCGATGACATATTGTACATCTCCTCCAGTCATTTCTGTATAGCAAATATCATGGTACGGACACCAAGAACAATCTCGTGTTACATTCCGGGTTTTGTTCTTTTCTCCAAACCTGATAATCTGCTTTGCTGTGTACAAGAAACCGTCCCAAATCACGTCTACCATAGCCGGGTCAATATCCAACTCAACTTGGAAGAAAAACTCAGGGATATTGGACTTGTACTTCTCACCCTTCTGGATAACCTCTGGGTCAAGAATCCCGTGCGCTTTGCAGGCCCTTCTCCAGCTCATGGGTGTAACCTTGGTTGATGCTGCCTCACTGAATCTTTTGGACTTCTCAAGCCAAATCGGCTCAGCCGCAGGTGTTGAACGGATGTAATCCCATTTTACCTTGTCGGGTAAAATGCCTCTTAAAAATTGGACTGCTTTTGCATACAAGCACTTTTGCGTGTTCATGACCAAAATGTCCATGTTCGGCTTGCTGGAAAAAGTCTTGTGTTCACCAACCGTTATGGACTTTACACCGCTGTGCTTCAGCAAATACAGCTCATCAATCTTTCCTACAAAAATTATGGGCTCACCCTTACAGTCACCAACATCAAGCTCAAACTCATGCTCTGTTACTTGGGGTTGCCTCACTCCCTTGTACACCCGTCTGTAGTCTTTGAAGATGTTGAACAAATCCTCGATGTAGTTCTCACCCAGCTCTCCCTGCCAGGAAGCAGGCATAGCATAATAGGTGTCCCTGATTTGTTCCTTCGCATCTCTCAGGGCTTCGGGGTCATTACGAAGCTCAAGAAGCTTATGGAAGTCTGTCCCAAAGTACAGAGGGCGTTCAGGCTTCTTCTTCTCCAATCTTCGTACATACCTCAGCCAATGCTGATACGGGCAACGCAAATAGGAGCTTTCCCTTGAGTAGCTAATGTGTATCTCATTCACCTCCCATCTATTATGAGGGTGCCCTGGGGAGTAACACGTGGTATTGTCCCGGATTATCTCACCGTGCCACATCGCAATCTACCTAGCTGAGCTGTTTCAAACTATGCTCCCACAGGGCTTCCCTTGACTCTGCGTTTACACGGGCTTGTCATCGTTGACTTTGGCCGGGGAAACCACAATCAGCCGCATTAAGGGAGGGGCTGTTGCCCCACCCGTATTCAGTTTAGAGGATATGACAATCAGTCATCAACTTCCTCAAACTCATCGTCGTCCTCATCCTCATCGTCATCCGCAGCTGCCTTCTTGCCCTTCTTGGCAGCTTTCTTGCCCTTCTTTGCGGACTTCTTGACAGGAGCGGGCTCATCGTCCTCATCTTCATCTTCCTCGTCAGCCTCATCCTCAACCTTGGTCTTGGCCTTGGCTGCCTTCTTGGTGGACTTGCGCTTAGCACCAGCCGTAGAAGGAGCAACAAAGCTACCATCATCAGGGATGATGCTGTTGGCATACTTCTCCTTGCCCTCTTCAACATTGACCTGCTTGCCGGTCTTGCGATCGAACACCATCTCATCACCATTCTTCTTCAGCACAGTGATGGTCTTTTTGGTGGTGCTCGCAACCGGGAACACACCCAGCTTGATACCCGTGAAACCCTTCAGGATGACCTTTTCGCCCTTCTTCATTTCCAGCATTGTAATACACTCCTTAAAATTTTTATTGTGGGAGGGCTTCTGGCGTTCCCTCCTGCTTACATTGGTATCATACCCTATCTTCAATCAAAAGTAAAGGGGTAATTTTAAGCTATTTTCACAAGGTTTTGCTCAATTATACCCCAATAGCTCACTATTTCTTCTGATTGCTCACCATATCGTGAATTTTCACAAATTTTAATGCGTTCCCCATGGGCCCCATCCTATATCGACATCCAGAGGTACACGGAGTTCAACCCCAAAATCATCCAACACCTTCGGGTGCTTCATAATCCGTCTGATGGTTTCATCAACATAGTCCTTGTCTTCCACCCTGCACTCACCAATGATAGAGTCATGAACAGTTGCTCCAATCCAAGCAATGCCTTTGAGTTCCTTATTGATTTGAGTTACTGCAGAAATCAAAAGGTCAGAACCAGAACCCTGAACCGGGGTGTTGATAGCTCTCCGAGCGGCACTGGCCCTCTCCCATTTGTTGGGGGAATATATGAGGGGGAGGCGGCGAAACCGTCCAAACATATTGGATACCCCACCCTGCATCTCACACAAGTCCTCCTGCTCCTTGTGCCAGGGAAGCAGTCTGGCGTACTTGGCAAAGTACAGGTCACGGATGTGTTTTGCTTCAGCCAGCGTGAACACTTGCCCATAGTTGTCCAGGGCATACTTGACAAATTTTTTGGCTTGCATACCATACAAAAATCCAAAGTTGACTGCTTTTGCCTTGCCTCTTTCCTCCTTGGTTGGTTCTCTCCCGTTGGTAAACAGCTTGGCTGTCTCAGTATGGATATCACCATCATGTAGATAGATATTCAGCATGGTTTTATCCTTCGTATAGTGTGCAGCAATACGCAGCTCAAGCTGAGAATAATCTGCCTCAAACAAAATCATACCGGGTGCACCACTGAACAGGCCTCTGATGTCTTTTGTCCGGGGGACTTGCTGAAGATTGGGGCTGTTGCAAGATGTACGTCCTGACACCACATTGGTCAGATTGAAATTGGGGTGAATCCGGCTCTCATAGCAATCATCCTCCCATCGATTCAAAAACATCTTGTTACGGGTGGCCGCATCCTTATACTTCATCAGTAGGTCTGGAAGCTCATACCCCTTCATAGCCAGCTCTTTCATCACATCCGCTGCGGTGGATGGGGCACCCTTCTTTGTCTTGTAAATAACTGGCATACCCTCCAAGTCAAAGAAAGCATGGGCCACTTGTGCAGAGCTATTCCAGTTGATACTATAGTGTGATTTCAGCTCTTTGAGCAGCCTCTTTTCTTCCTTGTTATACTTCTTTCTGACCACATCCAGTGAATCCAGGTCAAGGTACAACCCATTTCGTTCAATGTCCCGGTATGCTCTGTAAGCAGGTCTCAAAAGCTCCTTGTATATCTTCATAGACCGCTCATTCATATTCCGATAGAAGTACTGATACAACTCCCAGGTGTACCGAACATCACAGCTCAGGTATGGAACAATTGTGTCCCGTACACCACCCAGTTTGTCCTTCTTCTTGATATCCCAATCAGGCACTCCCAGATAGGTTTGAGCCATCTTTTTCAGCCCATGCTCTGCTACCAAATCATAAGCCGTTCCCATCAACATCACATCCTCGTCAATAGGGATTCTCAGCCCAAGATGATGTTCTATGAATAGGGTATCAAACTTGCCATTTTGGAACACTGTCCGGGCTTTCTCCTTCTTGATGTGTTTAACCACATTCCTGAATTTTCTCAGGTCATCCTCATTGGACGCATCGTATATCAACAGCTTGGATATGGGACTGTCAATGTCTTTTGCCAATCCAACACCAATCCAGGTGATTTTATCCTTGTACCGATTCAGGCCTGTAGTCTCAATATCAATTGTGGCAAAACCATAACTCATATGTTGATCTCCTCAGGCTTCTTGAAGTTTCCGTCTTCATCAAACAGCTCATTATACCAGGCTTCAATGTCTATGCCCTTCATCTTCAGCTTGTAACGCTCTGGGTATGTGCTATCCATCTCATAGAACTCCCGCATACGGCGGTGTTCAACAAACACCTCCCTGTAGAACTGTTTCAGACGTTTCAGCCCCCACCCATACTTATTGTGGAGTGTCCAAAGGTATATGGTATCCATATCAAGGGTGAATGACTTGTCTGCAGCCAAACACTGCTGATGAATCTCATGCAGCATAGCCTGTTCACCAGCCCCCTTCAGGGCCGCATCCTTAATGTCTGAGGGCTTCATCAAATAGACAGGCTCAGCCTTGGGTATTTTCCCCTGACGCTCCAGTTTTCTGCGTTCTCTGCGGTTCATTTTTCTCCCTCCTTGGGCTTGAATCCCTTTTTACAGCTGTTGAACTTGTGCAAATGCTTCCCATATTTGGTACACTCCCCAATATGGGGGGAGGCTACAGAAATCGACTTCCAATAGGCGCATTCCTCACAGGTTTTACACCCAGTGCGCTGTTCCCTCATAGCGAAGAAATCCTCCAGCATGTGTGCTATGGACATAACCTCTCCCCAGGTTGCTTTTCGCTGATTGGGGTTTCCTTTGGATACAACAATGCCCTTGTTTGGCTCTTGCTCAATCTTTTCATACAGGACATTGTAAATTGCAACAAAAACCACATCCAGATCTGTTACTGGCTCATCAATCGGCTTCAGTGTCCCAATTTTTTGTTTCAAGTCTTTCTTCACCATCCTTACAGAAAAACATGGGGTCACGCTTCTTCATATCCTTGCTACAGGCTTGAAATGCCCGAGCTTTGAATTCACCCTTCTTTTTGTACTTCTTGTAGAATCTGCATTTTTTGCAACGGACAACCCTGTCTATATCCTCAGTGTGGAAATCTTTATACAACCACTTGGACATTTTATCCAAAGCATCAGCAATGTCTTCAATTGTAGCTGTTTCCCCGGCTGAGTTGGTAAAACTCTTGCCGGGGTTTTCTTTGGCCATCTTTCTTAAAAGTTTAACAGCCAACCGATATACATCAACTTGTCTCATTGAGACCACCTCCAAGGGTATTATACCCGATTTGACTCAATAAGTCAAGCACCAAAATTTTCTCACGCTGACCGTTCTTTCTCAGCTCCACCCTGAGACCAGCTTTGGATGGGGCTGGCTTGATAATATGCCCATCAAGGTTACACACCAACCCTTTTTGGTTTATGAAGTACATCCCATCATAACCCGGAATGGGTGTCCAACTTCCATCAGACAGATTTACAGTCAAGTCAATCACCCCTTCTTCAGTCCAATTCCCAGCCACAGGTATTCCCGTGACTTCCCATCTCTTGATTCCTTGAACCCCTGGGAGCGGATGTTTCTCATAAAAGAGTGCTTTTTGCTGTTTTCCCGGCCCGTATCCACACAAAACCGGCAGTATGCCTCATACAGTGCGTTCTTCTCTACAGACAACCCGGAGCCCAGCCCGCATTGTTTAGCAATGAAGGCGTGAATGCTGTCAGAATCCTGCCGCAGCGCCTCCACATACTTGTCGCTGGTAGATGTACGAGGGATGTCTTTCACAGGCAGAAGACGAAGCAAGTATGGGATAATCTCAGACACACCCTCCTCACTGCACAAATCATTGACATAGTCATTGTTCAAAAACAGCTCATTGTTCATGAACAAAATCCTCATGCGCTTGTAGAATGCATTGGACTTCTCTTCCAGCTGGAGCGGGAGCTGGTTGAAGCTGAAAATCAACTTACAGAATGGCACAAAGAAAAATGGCTCTTTACCCTTTTTCTCGTGCATAATCTGGTCACCACCAGTAATCTTCTTCAGGTTTTCAATAGAAGACAACGGCAAAGATGAGTTATCTGCACAAGAATTCAGCAGTCTATTATACAGCTGAGACGGATAAAACCTCATGTTCAACTCATGCATACTCAGAGAGGACACATTTTGTCTCCCAACCAGGTTCTCAAAGAATCGAATCAACACGGATTTGCCTGTATTGGATTGTCCACAAAGAATCATGAATGTCTTCAATCCATAATCCAATGTAAGACAATATGCCATGTATTTGAGCAGCATCTTGATGTCCTCTTTGGGCAGATTGGTTTTCTTGAAAAAGTCATACAGCCGGGTTTCCTTGAATGGCTTGTACTCTCCAACCGGGTGCGGAATTTGAAGCGTCTGGAGATATTTGCTGTCATGAGGCAAAAGCTCTCCTCGTTCTATATCCCAAACCCCGTTCTGGAAATTGATAAGGTTTTTGTCATGGTTCAGTTCTGCTGCAGTCCGCTGAAGCCTCACATCGTCACAAATCAACCTGAAGCACTCCATGATACGGTTTTGGGTGATAAGCGTATCCACAACAATCATATCCTTGATTGTATTCCGGACATGACTGCTTGCTTCAACATACACGCCATCCCGGTATTGATAGCACTCTCCACCCAGTACAAATATGTCTCCCTTGTTGACAAAATAGTCACAGATAGCCCTATGGTTTATATTTGTGGGGACTCCTTTTGCGCTGTAAATCAGATAGGGGTTGTCGAACTGCTTTGATGCCTCATATTTCCTGGTGTTCTCAACAATCTTCTCCAGCTCCTTCTCATCCATAGGGTCAGAGAATATGATACTGTTGATTACATCTGCCATTTCCTCAATTTGCTCATCTGAAGCGCCTCTGTTCTTGTAGGCCATAAGGTGAGCAAACAAAGTTGCATTTCTTCCATCCCCATCTTTCAACCCCAACAGGCTTTCTTTGCGGTTCACCATCGGTGTAAACTCAGGTGGCAGCTCTGCAATCTTTCTACACTTATTGAACCGGCGGCCCTCCGAACCAAAAGGCAATATAACATAACCTTTATTGGCACAACGAAAGTCACATTTCAATCCACAAGGGAGAACCATTCCAACCCGCTGGGGGTATTCCTTGTCACATTTGAAATACAGATGAAGCCCTTTTGGAGTCTGAGCCATCAGGGTTTTGAGGCCCAGCCTCTTCACCACTTTCATAGCTTCTTCTTTTCCTTCATCTATATCTACAACTATGTAGCCAGACCGCACCCACCAGCCAATCTGTCCCCCAGAGAACAGGTGAGCGTCTGCGGCCTTTTCATTCACGATGGAGTTGTCCAACCGCTTCTTTCCCATACAACGCACATAGCTGTCTTGACCAATGAGAGAGTCAAACTCACTCAGCTTCATGCGTCATTCCTCCTCAATCGGCTCAAACAAACCTCCCTGGCACATTTCTGTGATGTGAAGCTGACCAGGAACCTTTCTGTCCACCGTGGTCTGTTCCATGCTGTTAGATGTATTGAGCCACCTTTCCAGACGGGCAACCTTCCCAGCAATCCTGTCCCCAATATCAACCGGAGTCAAACCAAAAATATTGATGACATGGTCAAGTACAATCAGGACATCTGCAACCTCATCTACAGCCTTATCATAAAGCTCATCCTGAGCCTTTTCCTTGGTCTTGTACCGGGGGTATTTGGAACAGACTGCAGCCAGCTCACACAATTCTTCAGTAGACACCAGAATTTGGGCAGTGTCCCCATAGGTTTTTCTGGCCCTTGCCAGAACTTCCCGCTGCTTTTTGTTAATAAACCTTGTGACATCCATTGATGAATTCCTCCCAATAACGCTTGATGCGTTTCAGATTTTTCTTTCTTGTTCGGCCCTTCTTTGAATAATAGGCCAAATGGTACAGCTTGGGAGGGGCCACAATCTTGTACAGCTTTTTCATCAGCTCCTGTACTGTGGGCATAACTAAACTGCTCACAACCTCAGATATAACTGCTGCAACAGCCTCAAACGTTTTTACAACAGCCTCCCCGATAGCTTGAAAAGCCTCTACCAATTTGGTGTAGGTTTCTTCGGTCAACATAGGGGTAACAGACGGGGTGGGCAGAACTAACTGCTCAGTGTTTTCCATACACTTTCCTCCTTCCTTATATGGGGTGGTAGTTTATACCCCCGAGCACTTAAAATGGCACCCTGGCCATTCTACTCAGCCGAAACTGGCTCATCTATCGCTATTGTCTTCCTTCCAGTCTGAGATATAGACACAATCCACACCAAAAGCCCTGAACATGACGGCCGTCTGCGGGCTTATATGGGCTGTCCCACCATAGTACACCTTCTTGATACCAGCAGCAATAATGGCTTTGGCACAACCCTCGCATGGGTATCTGGTTACAAAAATGGAAGAGCCCTTTACAGGCACACCAGAAGAGGCTGCACTACAAATGGCATCAATCTCGCTGTGAATGGCACGGCAGTCTTCAGGGTTTCTGTGATTCTTGCTATCCTCCCCATACTTTTCCACACGGAGGCATCCACGGGGTGTTTTACACAGGTCAGGCACAGCCCGGTTGGCCCCCATAGCAATAACATTCCCCTCAGCACTCACAATGGCAGAACCCACTGCCACTTTTCTACACCCACTGACTTTGTCAGCATAGGACTGAGCCATATCCAGACAGTCTTTCCGACACAGGCTTTTCAATTTACTCACTATTTTGTATCCTCCATCAATCTTGAAATTTGTGACCAAACAAATTTCACACTCTTTACGCCAGAACGAGTTTGGCCAACACGAATCAAAGAGGGCTCAGTACAAGCACGACAGAATCGTTCTACCCGGACTTCTTGCTTTTCTTGTATTGTTCCCAATTCTGATGAGTTGCATCCTCCTGTACCGGAACCCATTGCTGGGCAGTCGTACTGAACCATAGAAGTCTTTAGGCACTCAAGTCCATGTTGATAGCACTCCAGTTGAAGAAACAGATCCTCATTACCAACTACAGAATTGCTTTGATAATTAAGACCGGCAGAGCTGAGAAGAGAAATATTCACACCAACAGCTTGTTGTAGTTGTGCCCGGCTTTTCCCTCCAAATGCTTCTTTCTTCATAGACCAGCTGAATGGGCGATAGGATGCACCAAATAGGGCTTCATTTTCCCATTCGGTCTCCCATTTGGTCAGAGCCTTTCTCCAATCCTCGGGTTTCCCTTTGACTGTCCCAGACGCACGAACTACTTCTCTTTCCTCATCCCACACAGATATGTCTAACCGGGAAACATCATCATCAATCATGAAAACTCTGTCAATTCCTTTCTTGACAGCATAATTGAACATTGCTCGTCTGGTTTCTCCAATGTTTTTCACATTCTTAAGTAAAACCAAGGTTGTTTCAGGGCGACATTTCAGCCACTCATACTCGCTTTTCTCTTCTTTGCGAATGAACACGTATAGAGGAAACTTGTACAGAACACTCCTCTTCAAAAATACAGCGTCAGGTCTTTGATAGGATGGTACAAATACAGGAATCATCTTCCACCACCATTGTACTTTTTCCGAGGTCTGCCTGTTCCATCCTTTGCTCGGATGTACTTTGATAACTCGCAGAAGCAGTTTTCCAGGGACATGACATTGAAGCACCTGTCTTCTTCAGGCAAATCCCAGAATACCCGTTTGGCATCCCAGTCTTTTCCCAGCTCCTCAACAAACAGTCTGTCCAGGTTGTCCCTCAGCCAAAACAGGCATTCCTCATAGGTCATCCCATCCCGGTCTTCAAACAGATAGTTGAGCCCCATAACACAACCTGGGCCAGCTTGTGTATACTCATTCTCAGAAAATGGGAACTCTTTGATGTAGGTCATATCAACAAAAATCTGATACGACAAGAACTTTCCCAGACCCATGTAAGAGGAAAGAAGGTTACAAACCTCATCTTGTCTTTTACAAGCCTTGACTTGTTCTACAATTCCCTCTCCAATAAGATACTGGATGAACCAGAGCACTCTCATGGGCATACTGTTTTGGGGGTCATCCTTTGGAAGATACCATTTCAAGGCGCGTTTCAGACCTCCGGTGTTAAATGCACCAGTAAAGAACTTCACCTGAGGATCTTCAGCCAGAGCAGCTTCAAACAGACTTCTGTACCACTCAGGATTCCAGTCAGGGGTTTTGCTGAACGTGATCGGCATGGAAATCAGCTCAGCTGTTTCATGCTTGTTGTAAAGCCGAAAAAGCATGGCATTAAGCAGTTTATCCTCGTAGGACAGCGCATGGTTATTTGCGATGTGCTCAATCACCCACTTGCTCTCCTTGTCATGTTCCCGGCGAATATTGGTGAACCGGAAATTCTGAAGCACTTGGTCATTGGTCCAGGGTGGATCTTTCTTCAAAACATCTTTCCTCAGATGGATTACATATCTTCGCTTGATGAAATTGTACAGGTACAAAAGATTGCGCTCATTCAGCACAGGCTGAGCTTTCTTGATGCGCTCCTTGTCTACTCCACAATACAGGATATCTGCAGGCTTGTTTCTCATTTTATTGTATCCTCCTTATAAGGGCTGGGCAAGCTCCAATCCCAAGCTGTTGCATTGCCGCCCCAAGTTCTATAGAAATAGTTGTGTTTACCATCCCCGATGAAATACAGGTATTCTTTTGGCAATACCCGGCCGGAATCATCCCCCTCAGACCAATAGGTCAACACATCATTAGCCAACTGGAGTAATTCCTGAGTTATAGGGTTGCTTTCAGAATACCCATTGAATTGAGCCCTCTGTGTAACAACTTCCCCTACAGAATCTGGATACAAAGGGCTATCCACTCTATTGAGTACACACCACATAACCGCAGCCTGTTCTGTCACAGAGCAACCACGGGCCTCACCCCAAGTAACATTGGCCAGGTATTCGGCCTCCACAGAGTCCACATAGGCTTCCTTGTCACAGCATAACTCAGGCTCAAGCTCAATGTATTTTGTGGTTCTCATATTGTACACAGCCTGGTTTGCAATTGCCTGTGCATCCTCTGCCACAGAGATAGCCTGTTTGGTTTGTTCCACAGAGGCCCTGAGCAGTTTAATGGCCTTCACATTCAACAGTACTGAGGCCATCAGAATCACACAGCAGATACAGAAAAATATGCAGTATGGGTTGTAGTGTCTTTTCTTGAGGTGTTTCCCCTTGTTTCCAGAGTATAAAATCACTGTTTCAATCCTCCATCAGTTTGGAGGCCAACATATCGGCGGTGTGTGTCCAAAGTACATTTGGAAACCTCCTGATTGCTTTATCATACCCGCCCCAGTCATCTATCTCATATGCACCCATATGGTATCTGATACACAACCGTTCCTCTTCTGTCAGCTCCATGTGTTGTTCAATCTTACATACTGAATCATACCCATGTCCCCCAAAGCCGCTGTACAAAGGATTTTTGATGTGGAATGTCTCAATCCCCTGCGTGATTGGGTTCATGTCTTGACTCAGAATGTACATACCAATCTTTGTGACATCGTGTAGCATGCCCACAATAATTGGGCTTTCAATCCGCCCCCAAGTCTGTGTCACTCCCTTGTCTCTCATATCCAAAAGCTGGGAAGTGACATTTACACAATGGTCATACAGTCCCCCCGGATATGCTGCGTGGAATCCTTTTGAAGCAGGTGCTCTGAAGAAATCTGTGGTACACAACCACTCATACGGGAACAACTCAAGCGGAACATTGTTCTTGTCAAGCAGCTCCAACAGATCCTTCTTGCGCTCCTCCTCAGATAACAGATGCTGTTTCACTGATGATACCTCCTTTTCTGGCCATTCAGCCTCGTGCATATATATTATAAGGTATCACCCCCGGAAAAGTAAAGGCCGGGAAACGGGAAGAAAAGCCCGGAAATCACATCATTATCTCGTGCACTCACAGGCTTTTCTTCCCCTATCTCACCCCTGCTTCCCTTTTCGTGAAATCCGCCACCGCATCAGACTTCGATGCGGTTGGCGAACTTCTTGTTGTTCGAGTTAATCTGGATGCCGGTTTCTCTGTCAAACTTCATCTTTCCTTTGGCGGTCTTGACGGTGATGGTGGTCTTGGTTTCCTTCTCCACCTTGAAGGTGCCAATCAGCATACCCGTGAAGGCTCTGACATTGACCACTCTCTCGCCCTCATCCTTGCGGAGATTGATGCGCTCACCATCTACAAAGTTGCTGTGACCAGTTTTGCGCTCAGGAACAGCAACCAGTTCCTCAGATACCTCATAGCCATCCTTCTGGAACAGCTTGGCAATCTGCTCACGGATGAACTTCTTACCAGCGAACTTCACACAGATGGGAGCGGGGCCACCATCCATACGAATACCACCCAGCATCTCGTGGCCACTGTTCATCGCCTCATCATACACTTCCTCAAACAGGTCTTCAACAGAGGGCATCTCATCGATGTGGCCATCCTGAACGGAGTTTTCATAGCCACCCAGGACATAGGTGTAGGCACCTTCAACATTGCTCAAGGCACTCTTCTGGTGCTTGGTCATGGTCTTGGTTTCGGTCTTGGGCTCCTCAACCTCAACTTCCTCAACGGACTTCTTGAAGGTCTTGCGGAGAGTGGTCATAGCATACATGTGATTGTTACCCTCAGAGTCAACCAGAACTGCGGTGGTACCATCGTTGATAGCCTCAACAAAGGTGTAAACCTTGGATTCATTCTTGCGGCTGGTGTAGGTGATCATGGTCTTTTTCATTGTATTCAATCTCCTTTTTCAAGCTTCTAAAATTTCAATCCACTTCGACCTCAATGATCTCGGCTTGTTTGTTCCAGTATTGAGTTGACTCGCAGTTTTTGTAAACATAAGCTCGGATTGCATCGCATTTACGCTTATAACCATAGGTCTTTACCATGTAGGGAGAAACTTTGATTGTATCAGTCTCTTCCTCTTCCATTTTCAGCAGCTTCTGATCCTTCCCATAGTAGGCTATGGAAACCACCCCAGCAAAGTTGGGGTTGCTCTGAGTAGCTTTTAATGATACTTTTACAATGTAATATGTCATTTTGTATTCCTCCTTGATAGTATTGAACTCATATCAACCTTACAAGCATATTATACTATCACTACAAGGAGAAGTCAAGAATAAATTTGTAATTTTTCAAAGAAATTTTGAAAAAGTCCCCCGCAAAGGCTCTCAACCTCCACGGGGGACTGTGTTCTCATTCCCAATCATACTTCTTGGTTGTTTTCCCACAACGCCGGCACTTGTATGTTCTCAGGTATTCTCCGTCTGCTGCTGTAGAACAGGTTACCACAAACTTCTTGTGTATCTCAACCCAATCATGTTGCTCGCAAGGGCATAATCGTTCTTCCAAGTCTTTGATTCTGTACTGTGCTGCGATGAGTTTCATTTTCAACTTTGTGTTGAACAAGCTACCACAACCTCCTTCTTCAGCAGATCCTCAATAGCCGCCAGATGTCGGTCTGCCTCTCCCACATGATACCAGCTTTTGGTTGTTACACTCTGGCACTCAATCCTTGCTGATTTGAGATGAGACAAGATTCCCTCATAATCATCCTTGGAAAGCACTATACACTCAATCATCGTCATCAACCACCTTTTCTTTGGCATTCTTTGTTGTACTCTTGGCCACAATCGTAGAGGGCTGGAGAGAGGACAGCACAAGCTGCCCACTGTCCATAATAAGCACCCCTCTTGTTCTACGACCATAGGTGGAATCAATTGCCGTTCCCTTGTCCTTGGCCTCCTGGACCATACGCTTGATGGGGGCAGATTCTGGACTCACAATGGCAACCACCCGGTCTGCTGAGACAAAGTTGCCCAGCCCGATATTGATAGCATTCATGGTTTCACCTCATGTTGAACAACTGTATGCGACTCGTGCTATATACCCCACTGTCGGACTGGATCTTCAACCAGTTGTCTTCTCCTTTGAAAAGCTCATAGAACATAGCCTCAACATACAAATCGGTGTTCAAGCTCTTCCCATAGTCCTGGAGAGCCACAACTGAGCCATCCTCCTCCTTGTACACTGTACGTCTTACAGGCTGACCCTCAGCTGTGGTAAGGAACCAAATTTCTCTGGTTATACCGCTGCCAAGTGGCTCAGAGCTCTCTAAGCACTGAAATGGTATACTGTTCATAGCTTCTCAAAATCCTCCTTCGTGAATGGTTTTGGCAATTCTCATTTGTTCTCCTCCTTGGCAGGGCTGATTTTGATGAGGTACATATCCCCATTGAAGACACGGGCTGCAATCGGATAGCCCAAACGCTTGATGGCGGCGTGATAGCTGCTTTGAGCAGAAGCCGCATTGACGTACTCTCCAGGAGCCATCACGCAGCGGACAGCCAGAGCATCACTGCGCATAAATGAGTCAAGAATGGTCTGGAGCTTGGTGGGCTTGAAAAGCTTGTTCACAGTTTCCGGGCTCACGGTTTCAAACTTCATGTTGAATACCTCCTGTGTGGTTTCAAGATTGGGTGGTTTCCCACGACACCCCTCTCGCACTATCGCCACGGCGCATCTGATTGTATCCTCCCGGTCGTTGCCGGTGCTTTTCAACCAGGCTTTCCGTTTCGGGGTGTTTCGGCCAGTTACCAGCTGGGCCATCATCAGGTGGGATTCAGATTCACAACTTCAACCACTTTGCCGTTGAGCATCTTGTGGAAGTACAGCTTGTCGTTATAAGAAACAATGCGTATGGTGTAGCAACCTTTTGCGGTGTCAAAGCTATTGACTTTGATGATTGTACCTTCTCTCAGCATTCTAAGGGTCTCCGGCTCAGCCGGTGTTGATATTGATGATGTGATCTGCTGGCGCGGGTTAATCCGTTTCGGCATCGCTCTTCACCTCGCCAAGTCTTTCGCCATGGCTGCAAAAGTCATCAGGTGCAAAGTTGTAACCGATAGGCCGGTCTTCTACCGGGTGTTTCAAGCGGAAACAGAACTTGTTCGGGGCAAGCATGGCACTCGCTCTGTAATACTTGCAATCCCTACACCGCACCACCGGCACAACGTCGGCTGCAGGCGTTCGGAGCATTGTGCTCCGAACGAGTTTTTTGGCAGTTGCGATTGTAATGGCGGCTTTTTCATCCTCTGGCGCATCCGGGCGTACTAATGCAAGCGCCTCTTTTCGCTTGATGAATTCATCCATTGCTCATACCCCCGCGTCCCATCGTGCTTGCTGCATAAACGACAACTGCTGCCGCAGGTCATCAATCGTGCGTTCCTGCCGCGCCATCTCGGCGGAAAACGCCAGCGCCTTGCGCCGTTCGTTGCAGAGCATGGTTTCCGCTTTCTCGCGCTGCTCGTGATCCTGCTCGGCGTAATCGCACAACTTGCTGACAGCGTATCTTGCGGCCGGTGAGAAATCTGTGCTTGAGCGCGGCCGATTAAGCAGCTCGCGCACCTTCTCGATTGGGTTCTCCATCATGCCACCCCCAATGCCGTGAAGATCACATGGAACACCCATCCAACCAGCGCGATTCCGCCGAGGAAGCTTGCGCAGACGATACCATCCTCGATTCCCCAGACGATGTATTTGCGCGCCTTTGCCCGTGCGCGCGGGTCTCCAAATACTTTCATTTTGTTGTCCTTTCCGGCCTCGCGGCCTGTTGTGTTTTCCTTGAGTGTTCTTTTCCGAGTACAGTCATAGCATACTACTTCATTGAGTAAAAGTCAAGAGAAATTTTGAAACTTTTGAAAAAATTTTGAGACTGTGGCAACTCCAGAAGTTATTGCTTGGGTTTGTTAAAGTTCTCACAAATAGTCAAGAAGAACTTTCATAGCGGGGGTGAGTTTTTGATATATCAAAAAGTGTAAAAATAGTCTCAAGATGGGTCAAGGTATTTGTTGATATATCAATTTTGCAAAAATAGGTATAAAAATAGGCGAGAAATGAAAAAACCACCTCTGAGAGTTCAAGGATTTTACTTCACGGAGTAACAGTAAAATAGGCGCAATTCCCCAATAATCTTGGGGCAAATTATGAGACTATTTCTACACTCTATCGCCGGAGGTAACGAAAATTTAAGGAGGGAGGGTGTACAAGTATGGGGGAATTTTCTAAAAATAGGCGGATTTATTGAGTGTGAATTCGAAAAATAGGTATAAAAATAGGCGTAAAGTGGAAAAACTGTCTCTGAGAGTTCAAACATTTTACTCCGTGGAGTAACAGTAAAATAGGCGTAAACACACAAGATTCACTCAAGTTTATCAACGCCTATTTTTACACTCTATTTTTAGAGGGGATAGAAAATATATATAAAAATAAAAATATAATATACTATTTATATATAAAAGAAATAGGACTAAAAATAGGCGGGATTTTCAAGGCTGCTGAACCACCATTGGGTAAAGGTTTCGTTTTCTCACGTTTTCACCAATGAACCTTCACAGTCATTTTCGTGCACTTGAGTAGCATTTTGAGACTATTTTACCTATTTTTGCATTACTCGCGGGAGTAGTATCAAGCAATTTTTCGCATTTCCGCCTATTTTTAGCGGTGAGTGGATAACTCCCAGAGGTAATATCAATAAAAAGCCGCCCTCAAGAATCAAGAAAAAGGACTCAACCCTTCAAGGGAAAACAGAAAATAGTCGTGTACTTGTATGAAATTATGAGGGCTTGAGTGTATTTTCACAGATCCGATACGCCGCCGTAATCGCGTGGTTCAAGAAACGATTACGCCGCCGTAATCGTGAGAGTGTAAACAAGTCTGAATACATGAACACCCACATATTTTTCGGTAAAATCGGCTGCGCCGGGTATAGGGCGTGCCCCCTGGGCATCGAATTTTTATTTATTTTGAGGGTAAAACTCAAGAAAATCGTGAAAAACTACACAAATCTTGTTTATTTTGGGGGTAAATGCTTTACTTTTCCGAATACCTATAGTAATATAGGTGTAAACGGGGGAACTCGTGGTATTGACAAAGAAGGGAGGATGTACATGGCAAAAAAGCAAATTATCATCGACGCACCAAAGAAGCCTGTTGTGCGGTACATCCTCAAGGATGAGCGACACCTGGAGCTGGATTTGAGAGGTATCAGAAATCCCCACAATCCGTTCAATGGACGGTTGAATCCCTCAAAAGGGATGAGGCGGAAATTTATGAGCCCGGAACATCTGCAGTGTATGGTCAACGAGTACTTTGAGAGCTGCAATGGGCCATTGATTGACAAGTGGGGTCAACTTGTGTACGACAAACAAGGAAATCTTGTAAAAGTCCAAGTTCAACCTTACACGGTGTCAGGCTTGAGCTTGTACTTGGGAGTATCAACGACTACCTTGAAGAAATACCAAGACGGGTTCATTGATGAAGTATTGGATGAGATGAAAGCTGAGACAGATGACAAGCTGACATTCTCCCGCGTTATACTGAAAGCAAAGCAGACCATTGAAGCCTATGCTGAAAAACGATTGTATGACAAAGATGGTCAGAGGGGTGCTCAATTTGTTCTTGACTGTTGCTACAATTGGGTTGGGCACAAGGAACAGGCTGATATCAATAAAGCCAAAGCCGATTCTCAGCTGCGCCGGGATGAGTTTGAGCTCAAGCGCAGACTGATTGATGAGGGTAATGAGGACGACAACCTGACCATCAATATTGTGCGAGGAAGGAGGGACACTGATGAAACTGCCTGAGAATATGGTCTATGATAAGACCACAGAAACGGTTTTTGTGGCAACTCCTTCTTCTGTTGTTCGGTTCAACAAGACTCAGCTGAAACGGGCCAAGACCAATCTGGTCAATGCTCAGAAGCGTGGGGACAAAAGAGCTGTGGCCAATATTCAGCGCAAGATGGCCATCTATCAGTACACTGTTGATATGGCTCAACAGTACATCTCTGAGGGCGAGTACATCAACAAGCCGATTGATGAGGCGGGTGATTGAACATGGTAGTTGACAAAGAGGTCAACCCCCGGTTTGAATCCTTCCTGTTTGATTGGGATTACAAAACATACTTGCTTGTCGGCGGGTATGGATCCAGTAAATCCTACCACATCGCACTCAAAATCATCCTCAAGTGCTTGTCAGAAAAGCGCAAGGTGCTGGTTGTTCGTGAGGTATTTGATACCATCCGAGACAGCTGCTATGATCTCCTTGTTGAGATTCTGGAAGAACTGGACTTGATTGGTACTGGTCAAAATAAAGTGCGCTGCACCACAAGTCCGATGACAATCAAGTTCCCTAATGGGTCCAAAATCATCTTCAAAGGCATGGACAAGCCCACAAAGCTCAAATCCATCAACGGTGTTTCCATCGTATGGCTTGAAGAGTGTAGTGAAATCAAATATGCCGGGTATAAGGAACTGCTTGGCCGTCTGCGTCATCCCACCCTCAGTCTTCACTTCATTCTCTCCACCAACCCGGTGGGCACAGAGAACTGGGTGTATCAACACTTCTTCAAGAGAATTGACGAGGACGGAAACGAGCATGTGACCTTGGACGACAATCTGCTGTATCAGCGCAGAACAATCGTCAAACATGGGGTTTACTACCATCACAGCGTTGCTGATGACAATATGTTCCTCCCTCAGTCCTACATTGAGACTCTGGACCAGATGAAGGAGTATGACCCAGACCTGTACAGAGTTGCCAGATTGGGTCGTTTCGGTCTGAACGGCAAAAGGGTACTGCCCCAGTTTGAGGTGGCCAAGAGCCACAACGAGGTGCTCAGGGTTGTGCAGTCTATCCCGGCCAAGTTTCGGTTTGTGGGTATGGACTTTGGTTTTGAAGAATCCTACAACGCTGTTGTACGGTTGGCTGTTGATGACAAGAACAAATACCTGTACATCTACTGGGAATACTACAAGAATGGTATGACCGATGACAAGACAGCCAAAGAGCTGGCCAAGGAAGGTCTGGACCATGAGCAGATTGTGGCAGACTGTGAAGATCCCAAGGCAATTGCTTTTTATCGTCAGAATGGCTTCAGGATGCGTGGTTGCCACAAATTTCCTGGCTCCAGACTGGCAAACACCAGAAAAGTCAAGAGATTCCACAAAATCATCTGTTCTCCCAATTGTCCCAATACCATCCGGGAGCTGTCCACACTCATCTATGCCAAGGACAAGCAGGACAACCCCATTTATGATCAGTTCAATATCGATCCACATACATTCTCCGCAATCTGGTATGCCTTGGACAACTATGAGGTGGCCGATGTGAAAGAGATTCCCAGAAATAGCAGGAGGGGCGCAGTGTGAGCAAAGGAAAGAACCTGATGACCAAAACCCGGCTGATGCAAATCACCCGGTTCATCTTCATCACAACGCAAATTTCAGCCTTAATTTGGGTATTTGCCAGTTATGGCATAGCAATCTACGCCACAGTCAAGCTGGGTCAAGTCTACACCATGGCAGAGCTTTCGGAACCCGCAATTCGCACAATTCTGGGGGTGGGGTTTCTGAAAGTTTTGGAAAATATTTTTGAGCACAACGATGGGGTTGTGTTTGGAAAAAGCAAAGGGGGTGAAGCAGATGGACAAGGTGATTAAGCGGTTGACCGATCTTCTGTCTGTAAAGTCTTTGGTGACGCTGTGCCTGACAGTTGTTTTTGCAATCATGGCACTGAACGGAACCATTAGCCAGGAATTCATGACCGTTTATGCTGTTGTCATTGCGTTCTACTTTGGTACTCAGAGCCAGAAGCAGCAGAACGCAATTGATGCAAATTCTGGTAAAGAATGAGGCCCCATGCCCCCTGTTTGGGGTGTGAATCCCGTTCTGAGCTCTGCCATGGGAGTTGTACAGCATATCAGACTTTCAAGGCAGAGCTTGAGAGGGTAAAAGCTGAAGAACGCAAAGTACATCCTGCAGACGCATATGAGTCAGCACAAATCCTGAAACGCAGCTTGATGAGTGAAAAACGCAACAGAAAACGATTTTGAAAGAGGTGAGAACATGGCTGACAAATTACAAGCATCGGTTGATGTCACAAGGCTTTTGAGCATTCCGACCAGCATCATCAAGACTGAGCTGGAGGGCCTATATGGCACAAATGTCCTGGAGGATATGTATGAGGTTATCCGGCTGTACAATGTGTATGAACACGGTGCCCCCTATGTACAGGAGGGCCAGCTGGACTACACACCTGCAGACCTGAGATACAAGACAACTCGCTCCTTGCTGGACAAAGAAGTGCGCTTTTTGTTCTCCAAATCCCCGGACTTTTATGTGGATGTAGACCTGAGTGGGAATAAAGAGGAGCGGGAAGCAGCCAAGGATGCCGGAACCATCTACCAGACTTTGATTGACAATGTTCTGGAGGAAAACGGTTTTAACAACGCTCTGCTCAAGGCTGCCAAGGATTGCTTCATCAGCAAGAGAGTGGCCCTCATGTTCAACATCAACGAGGACAGCGGAATTCAGGTCAGTTTCCTTCCCAGCCTTGAGTTTGTGTATGATGTTGACCCGAACAACTCCAGCATTCTGACCAAGATTGTGGCATTCTACGGGTTGAACGATGAGAAAGCCAAGGTTGACCAGCGCATCTACAAGAAGAAGTATTGGATGCAGAACGGCCTGTGTTACTACTCTGAGAACGTGTACAACGGTATGGGCCAGCTGGTTGAGGAAATCCAGCCCGACACACAGACCCGGTTTTCCTTCATCCCTGCTTGGGTCATTGTAAATGATGGCCTGACGGGTGATCTGATTGGCGTGTCTGAAATCTCTCAGCTGGAGGACTATGAGAGCTGGTACAGCCGTTTGGCCGCAGCCGATATGGATGCAGAGCGCAAAGGCATGAATCCTATCCGTTACACTGTGGATGCCTCTCCTGAATCCACCAAGGGATTGTCCATTTCCGCAGGTGCTTTTTGGGATTTGTCTTCAGACCAGAATCAGGCTGTTGACCGCTCTGCTCAGGTGGGTGTGTTGGATTCTCCTATGAGCTATTCCACCCCACTGGGGACTACTCTGGACAGAATCAAGAACACTATGTATGAGCAGTGTGCCGTCCCTAATGTATCTCCTGAAGCTCTGAAGGGTGTTGTTTCCTCTGGAAAGACCCTGAAGGCCATTTACTGGGATTTGATTGTGCGCTGCGACGAGAAGATGCTTGCTTGGCGCCCCGCACTCCAGTTCTTGGGTAGATGTATCATTGAGGGTGTACGGCTGTATCCAAAGGCTGGGCAGTTTTACATCGATGAGGCCCTGCCTGATGTTGGGTACACTATCCGGGTGGACAATCAGTATTCTCTGCCTGAGGATGAGCAGGAGGAGAAGCAGACCGACTTGGCTGAGGTCACTGCTCAGACTATGAGCCGCAAATCCTACATGAAGAAGTGGCGCAACCTGACCGATGATGAGGCTGAAGAAGAACTGAGACAGATTGCTCTTGAGCGTCAAATCCTTGAAGATTCCTTTATGGAGCTGAGTGAGGGTGAGGAAGGAGAGAACATCAATGGTCAGGCCGAGGAGGATGTGAATAACAATGCTCCAGAGAATTGAATCCAAACTGGTTTTGTCAGTGCGAAAGGGCAGGAACGGTGAGCTGGTTGATTTTTCCAATGCAAGAAACCTTTTGTTCTGTGTGAAACAGCAGTATGGCGTGTATATGGAGTTTCCGGCGCAGTATGTGAATGGGAAACTTTTGGTTACCATACCATATCAAGATGCAATGAAGCTAACCACATCTCCAACCAAAGGGCAACTTTGTTGGACAGATGAGTATGGTAATAAAAAAGCTACTTTAGCCACCCCCCTGTGCGTAGGAGAATTGTTGAGGGAGACTGGCTATGAGTAACTGGATTGGTTACATCTGCCCGGAGGAATACATACTCACCATAGAACCTGCCGTTATAGTGAGCGTTGGTGGAGACCTATATACAGGGGACTATACCGTTAACCCAGATTTCAGCGGAAAGACCCTTGAAACCAAGAATAAAACTATGGATGAAAACGTTATTGTCAAGCCTATAGAAGTGACACGCGTAAGCAACCCCAGCGGGGGAACAACAGTCTATATTGGAGGTATAATAAATGGCTGATAAGCACAACAGCAAAGTGGTTCTGGCATCCGGAGAAATCCTGATGGATTTGACCGGAGATGACATTACCGCTGCTGACCTTGCGAAAGGCAAGAAAGCTCATGACAAAACCGGTGCCCCGATTGTAGGTACAAGTACAAAGGATGCTGATACCAGTGATGCTAATGCTGGGGCAGCAGAAATTCTGATCGGTAAGACAGCGTATGTGACTGGTACCAAAGTGACTGGTACCATGCCTAACAACGGCGCAAAGACTTTGAATGTCACCGAAAAGGATGTTTCTGTCCCCATTCCTCATGGCTATCACGATGGCAGTGGTGCTGCACAGATTGACCCGACCGAGGCGGCCAAAATTATCCCTAACAATATTCGTCAGGGCATTTCGATTCTGGGCGTTGAGGGAAACATGTCTGGCACCGAGGGCGCAAAGGCACAGGCCAAAACTGTAACACCATCGTTCAAGCAGCAGGTCATTGCTCCCGACAGCCCCACATACAACTATCTATCTCAGGTGACTGTGGCAGCTATTCCGATTAAGTATGCCGACAATCCGCAGGGCGGTCAAACGGTAACAATTGGATAACGGATGGGCAGATGCCCCTCCCCTGAAGAGGAGATGCGCTATGGCAAACAATAAAGTACGACTTTCAAATGGAATGATCTTATTGGACGTTTCCAGCGACAGCGTAACGCCGGATAAGATGGTATCTGGGACAACCGCCCACAATGCAGCTGGTGAGCGCATTACTGGTACAATTCTCAATGGGGATGAGGTGAGCTACTGATGGCGAAGAAGCTATATGAGGAATCGTCAATTCAGGACATTGCAAACGCCATCCGAGAAAAGACAGGCGGCGCGGAGACGTATAAGGTCGCGCAGATGGGC